ATCAAAGTAAGATACAAGAGTTGAAGGTGACTCTTAGCAAACTTTAAAATTGCCCCATCGTCTATGCGGTCTAGGACGCTGCCCTTTCACGGCAGAAACACGGGTTCGAATCCCGTTGGGGCAACTAAAGGTCTATTGGTGTAATGGTAACATACTTGGCTGTCGCCCAGGTGCCGAGGGTTCGATTCCCTCATAGACCGCAATTGGTGATGTAGCTCAGTTGGTAGAGCAATGGATTGAAGCTCCATGTGTCGTTGGTTCGAACCCAACTATCACCACAAAAGGTACTGTAACTCAGAGGCGAGAGTGCTAGTCTGAAACGCTAGAAGTCGAGATTTCGAAATTCTCCAGTACCACAAGTTATATGTAGTAACATATAAAACTTGACTTTTTGAATATAATCATTATATTTGTATAATAAAACATATAATTATGAAAAATAAAAGATTAATTTATTCGTTATCTTGTCCGTTTACAGATGAGATACATTATATCGGAAAAACTAGTGTTGGGATGAGAAGACCACTTCAACACGCAACTAAAAGTCACTCTAAAAAAGTTGGAGAATGGGTTGATGGTTTGAAAGAAATAGGACATTCACCAAAAGTGGATATATTGGAACAAGTCTCGTTAAATGATGACTTAGATGGTAGAGAGAGATATTGGATACAGTATCGTTTAAAGAAGGGTGATACATTACTAAATGATTGTTTAGTGACACCACTATTAATCTCTAATGATTTAGATATAATACTTGGTGATGGTGAAGGTATGGAAATGGAACGAATTAGTAGATTCGTTAAGGAGAGAAGAAAAATGGTTGGGATAACACAAGAGGATTTTGCTGATAGAGCGGGTGTTGCGTTGACAGTATTAAGAAAAATAGAACAAGGAAAATCTAATATTAGGGTTGATGGCTTGTTAACCATCTTAAGTATGTTTGGTTGTACTTTAGATGTGAAAAAAAAGGGGGTATAGCAAAGATGGTCTATGCGTGTGGTTGAAGACCATGAGATGTTGGTTCGATACCAACTGCCCTCACAAATGCTGCTGTCGTCTAATGGTTAGGACGTGTGGTTTTCAGCCACAAAATGAGAGTTCGATTCTCTTCAGCAGTACAATATAAGACTAAATATAGCTATGAGGTCAAATGGTTAAGATATCGCACTGTCACTGCGTATGGAGCGGGTTCAACTCCCGTCATAGCTGCAAAAGTAAGGAACGTACAACCTTACATAATCCCAGGTTCGAAACTGGGGAGTACTTTTGGTGTAGTGGGCACTCTGCCCTTTAGTACCAACTATTGGAGTCCATTGAGGGCTTACGTTGGGAAATGGGGCGGTGGTATGTGGGGTTCGAATCCCCCTTAAGTGGCAAAGTATGCTGCGTAATGCAAATGGGTGAGCAACTGGGCTTTCAACCCAGCCTTTTGGAGAGTGGGTTCGATTCCCACACGCAGTACAAAATTATAAAATATGAAACGCTTGGGAGCCATAGATTAGAAAGAATAAACGAGAAGACCAAAAACATGGGTTCTCGTAAGGATAGAAAACTGAAGAAGTATTCAAATAACTTTAATAAGATGTTTGATTTCTACTTAAGTGTTTATCGAAGTGGACTTATCACATTTTGTGGTAATACAGTTAACGTAGATTTTGATGTTGATGGTAGTGATGGTAAGTTAGGCTTTAGGGAATATGATAATGGTAGGTTTAAACAAAGGACCCCAGTATCAAGACATCCCAACATACTTAAAGGTGTTATCATCGGTAAGAAAGGTTGGGGACTTTGGTTGAATAATTGGTCAGAAGGAATTGTTGAGTGGTCATTTACTAAAGAAGAAATACTGGAAGAGTTCAGTAGTAGAAATATAGTAATTCCAGAATCATTGATGAATGATTGGGATAATAGATTAGAGACATTAAAACGAAAACGTAATCATAATATGTATATGGATTACTTAAAAAATAAATCGTGATGTGGTGTAATGGTAACATGCTTGGTTGTCTCCCAGGTGCTGAGGGTTCGATTCCCTTCTTCACGGCAAATAGTCCTAAGAATAAACCGTAAAATCGGTTGGATTTAAGCTATCTTATTCAAGTGTATCGATGAAGCTTGGGTAATATAAATTAGATGGTCTAATACTAGTTGGGGGTTCGATTCCCTTTAGGACTGCAAAGGTTGTTAACGGTAACGTCTGGTAACATCTGGTAATAATAAAAAAGCTAAGTCGTTAGTTTATAGGGGTTTAAAAAACGCCTCTGGTAACGTCTGGTAATTAAAGTAGGAAAAATATGACAAAAAACGACATTAAAAAGGCATTATATAAGCAAAAGCCAGAGGCATCTCTTATATTGGTTAGAGGTGGTATTGTACATTATGAGTGTTCATTAGAAGACGGAACGGTTCTTTATTTTAATGTACCAATGGAAGATATGGGTGACGCTGGATTTTATCCAATAATGGATGCTAAACATCTTCAAAGGTGGTTACCAGAAGAATAATTAAGATTGGGGGCACATGTACCAAGGCCTTGGCGAGTTTGGCTTGCAACCAGACTGTGGTGGGTTCGATTCCCACTGTCTCCACAATCTAACCACAGCCAAAAGTGGGTAATAAGTACTCATTTGGCTGCGGTTAAAACATAGTCCAATAAGCCCCGTTGGTTGGGGACCTAGACTGTCACTCTATGCAAATAAGGGTTCGAAACCCTTTTGGACTGCTAAATTTTGGGGATGAAGCTCTACTGGCTGAGCACTTGACTTGCACTCAAGAGGTTGTGGGTTCGACTCCCATCATCTCCACCAAAATGTTTTTAAATAAAAATAAATCACTAATTATTTGTGACTTTAAATTATTTGTACTATATTTGCATTATAAAATATAAAACATAATTATGAAATCAGTAGAAACATTAATATTTGACAACGCAAAAGAATTTAAAAAGTATTTAAAAGGTATTAGTGTGATGCCAGAGTCTTTTAATAGGTCTGTCAAAGAAACCCACGTTGCTAATATGAAAAAATCAATAGAAAGTATTGGTGTACAACGAGCAATTATTGTGATTGAAACAGATGTGTTCGATGGAATAAATAGATTATATACGGCAGATGGACAACACCTTAGAAATGCAATATTATCAACTGATGATGATAAACTAGGGAAACATTTTGTGGTATTTGTTAATACAACCGATTCACTTGGTGATATTATTCCATTCATTAGTAGAATGAATAGTACTGCTAAAAATTGGACTAGTGATGATTATTTAACTTCTTGGGCAAGACATGGACTTGAAAATTATATATACATTAAGCAAAGAAAAAAAGAAACCCATTTATCAGTTAACATGTTAGTTAGTGAAGTATATGGTAGAAGCGTATCAATCAAACTTATTGATGAATTTAAAAATGGTGATTTAGTTATTAATAGAGCACAAGGTACTGATATCCTAAGAACATTTGATGAAGCATGTTCATTAGGTTTAACAAGATGTAATGCTAGTCTAACAGCAACGGCTAGAATATTAAAAACCAGACCAAACCTTAAGGGTGATTTTTTATCGATGATTCAATCTAATAGAACAACCTTTAGTCATAAATTAAATAGGGATGCTTATATTACATTATTTAAAAACTTTTTAAATATTGATGATACTAGAAAACCAAATAAAGTTAAAATAGGTTCTGTCAGTAGTAAAGTTACAGTTAGTAAGCCAATTAAAGAATTAGAAACAGCATAAGATATGTTTAAAGTGATAGTCGCAGGTGGTAGAGATTTCAATGACTTTCCAAGGATGGTCATGGATTTGGATAAACTCCTTAAAAATAAGGATAGTGTCCAAATAGTAAGTGGAACTGCATTAGGTGCAGATAGACTTGGGGAAAGCTATGCCAGAACAAGAGGGTTATCACTTAAACAATTTCCAGCTCCGTGGAGAGATATTGAAGGTAAACCAGAATCAGAAATTGGAACAACCAAAGGTGGTGAGAAGTATTGGAAGTTGGCTGGTCATTTTAGAAATGAACAAATGGCAGACTACGGTGATGCATTAGTTGCTTATTGGGATGAGAAATCTGGTGGTACTGGAAACATGATTAAATTGGCAAAAAGGAAAAAACTATTGGTAAGGGTTAAAAAATATTAAAATGGAAAACAGAACATTATCAGAAGAAGACTTTAAGATTTGGACTAAGTTCAAGACTCAAAATAAATACCAATATGAAAGGTTTTTAGAGGATTGTGCACACGATGAATTATTAGAGAAACATAAAGATGAAATTGATGATTTCATAGGCAAGAAATGGCATACAGAAGGAGCCCACGGTTGGGAATGTCATAGTCCAGTTAAGGTTTGTGTATATTCGGTAGATAGTTGGAAAGAATTTGGTGATGAATGTTGTTCTTATTGTGGTCAACCAGAAGAAAGAAAATAATTATGAATTTTATAAAAAAATACTTTCACAAAACTAGGGTTGAATTAATAGATATTAAGGTTAGTCAAATCCTTGAATCTATATATCAAGATAATGATAGTTTTACACACCTGGAACAATCAACAATACTAAATAAATTGTTTACCAATTTTAAGATTAGAAAGGGTGATGATTTAGGTGTCGTGATTAAAGAAAAAGATGATATTAATGAGGCTTTAAAAATTCTTGAAAAATAATTTAAAAAAGACTTGTTTTATTAAATTAATAGAACTATATTTGTACCATAATAAAAATAACCATTAAAAAGGTTACTGGTTAGAGAGTCAAAGCGTAAGTTTTGGCTTGAAAGGTTCAATTCCTTTCGAAACCCTTCACGGGGTTTTGATTTTACCTTTTCAGATTAATATTTTTATTATAATTGGGTGTATAGCTTAGTGGTAGAGCACGGATATTACTTCGTGTGATTTATAAGTGTTTACATTTTATCCATATACTGGAGTTACTGGCCTTTTTAAGCCCGTGGCGGAGGTTCGATTCCTTCTGCACCCACTAAAAATTGAAACCATAGTTTGAGTTACTATACGAAAAAAAAAAGATACTCTTTCTGATTTATTCAATTTTTTTAACATAAAAAAATTAACCATTGTTAAGGTTACTAAACTATATTTAAATTGTAAAAACTACCTTAACAGATTTCTAATTTTTTTTTTATATAAATATTAACCATTGAGAGGGTTACTCCAACGGTCTGTCCCGAAAGGGCTTGCCGTTACCAAAGCCACCTTTTCAGATTTTTAAATTTTATTTTATTATGCAACACTTAATTACACTTATCAAAAGAAAAGGGCTATCAGTAGAAAAAGGTAGTTCTAACAACCCAGAATTAGTTCACCAAATTAACCATGAGTTAATGAACAATGGGTTTATCCTATCTAAAGACTTATTTGATAGGTTAGCTACAAAAACAGTAGACGAATTGACTACAATTATGGATGATTTACTTAAGGGTATTAATCATGTTATTGGTGGTAGTGGTTACGTTGCTACATATAAAGGTTTCCCACAATCCGTATTGGCTATTTCATATAACGAATTCGTGATGAATGCAATCCTTTACTACTGGACAAACCAAGCTTGGAGACCACAAGAAACTGTTGGTATCGAAAGAGAATTTGGTTTTGAATTAGCAAAATTAAAAGAATTATCACTTCTTGAGGTATCTCAAGTTAAATCAGTATTCACTGATATTATATATGCTAACAATAGTATTTCTGCTTTTGATAAAGAGATTGTTGATTACTTCATCCAAAATGGTGCAGAATTCAATTTCGGTAACATCAAATTTAAAGAAATTGCAGCTTATGTTGGTCAAAGATTATTAAACGAAACTAATGTAGAGGTATTACCTACTAAGGATGCAACCAATGTTCTAAGAATTTGGGCTGCTTATTCTGGTGGTGATGAAGGTCTTAAAACTAATACTAGATTTAAGAACCCAACAAGTAGACAACGTGGTGTACTTTTAAGAACTCTTGAAGGTTGTTATAACCTTGAGGATTCATTTAAAGGTAGAAGAGAAATGTGGTTAAGATTCCTATTCTTGTTACACCCAGGTACACCTAAAAACGTTAAAAGGTATCCAACATTAGGTGGATATACTAATAAACTTAGGAATACACCTAAATTACTTAAAACGTTTAATGCTAAAATCGAAGAATTATTAGATGCTAAAGATGTTTCAGTATTTGAACTATTGGCTAAGAGTCCAGGTGTCTTTACTCGTAGACTTGACCATTTGGTTAGAGTGTTCGGTATTATGGCATTTAATAAGTGGTCAGATAGTAATCCATCAACTAAGAACTTGATTCAAGCGTATAACCACTTTACTGATAGAGATAAAGTGAGTGATGGTAGAGGGGCAATCCTTGCAGATGCGTCTCAATCTAAAGTTGTAACGTATAAAGCGTTAGAGCCATTAGATGCTAAACTTGTTAATACTATTAAGGTAGGTATTATTACTTTACTTAATGACACTGTTAGTGATACACTAGGTGATAAGAAAATATTTATTGACTTACCACTTTATTACAGACCATTAGATGCTAATAATAGAGCTTCTAACTTGAGTCTTAATGGAAACGTTAACGGTACTGTTGAAAGAGCAGATGTTGAAAAAACCATTAGATTATATGTTCACTGGGAAGGTAGAGATGATATTGATTTATCTGCATTCTCTATCACAAGTAAAAACGATGTGAATAAGATTGGTTGGAACAGTCACCATAAAGTTGATGGTATTGTTTATTCTGGTGATAACACTGGACATAACGATAAGAATGCCGAATACATCGATATTACACCAAGTAAATTGGCTAGTGGTACTGAATGGGTAATTGTAGATGCTAATATCTATAGTGGTAAACACAACTTTAAATCATATGATGGGAGAATCAAAGCTGGTTGGATGCTTAGAAGTAAGCCAGAATCAAATACGGCTTGGTTACCTAAAACAGTTGCAAATGCACAAGTATTGGCTTCTGAAGGTAGAATAGCATATTTAATGGCTTATCACGTACCAACCAAGAGTATTGTATACTTAGATTTAACTAGCGACACAACCAATGTAACAAATGGTGAAGATGCGTTGAAAATGAGAATGTTCTTAGACAGATTCGTAACTCTTAAGAGTGATGAAGACCTTTCTTGGGATAAAATTAACCAAGGACACTTGTTACATTTATTAGCTGGAGAGGTGGTAGATGATGCTAAATTAGCGGATATTCACTTCAGTGAATTGACAACAACCGAAGAGGTTAGTAAATACCTATAGAGGTATTATAAAAATAAATGAAGATAACTATCCCTTAAGTATTTTAAGGGATATTTATTTGTTCAATAAATAACAATAAATTAAATTTGAAAATGATGGTTGAAACTTTAAACCTTAGAACTAGGTATGCTGAGAAGAGAAGACATGGTATACATTCTAAAACACCTAGGGTGATTTGGAAAAGCAGAAGTAGACATATTGCTTAATGTTAATAAAACGTTAAAAGCTTTGTTTATTTAAACTTAATACTTATATTTGTATATGAGTATTTATATGACTTAGTGGCACTGGGCGTGTCTGGGCGGATTCTAAACCTGCTTATTGGGGTTCGAGTCCCCACTTCGTCACTAACATTAAAACAATTATATTATGAAAACAACTGAATTTACTTAGGGCTACGTAGAGAGTCAAATGAAAGAAACCCTTCAAATGGAAGGTCTAACTGTGTACGAACATGGTGAGAGTGTGTGGGAATACACTAAAAAAATAATCTCTGGTGATTTTGACAAGATGAAATTACCCCTATGGTTCACTGAAAACCATAGATTTATCGTGAATAACTTACACGATATAAAAGATATCAAACAATACAATATATTTCACGATTGTGGGAAGCCGTTTTGTCTAGAAATAGATGAAGATGGTAGACGACACTTTAAAGACCATGCAAAGGTATCCAAAGAAACCTGGATGAAGATTTCGGATAACCAAGTGGTTGGTGATTTAATAGGTTATGATATGGCATTACATTCTGATACTGCCGATACCATTAAATCATATGATTGGGATATTAAGACTGCTTTTACCTTAATGGTAACTGCATTCGCAGAAATCCATTCAAACGCAGAGATGTTTGGTGGTATTGAATCTACATCATTTAAGATGAAGTGGAAGAAATTAGATAGGAGAGGTAAGATGCTCTTAAAGATGTTTGAGGAAGAAGATATTCATCCTTATTCTTATGTGATTGTAAGGAATGATATTCCAGAGAGTCATAAGACCGTTCAAGGCACACATGCTGCAATCGAACAGTTTAGAAAAAGTGATATCAATTTTCACCCATCAATTATTTATGTGGTGGTGAAGAACGAGTATAAACTCAAACAAGTTATTAAAAAATTAATTGAATCTGGTATTAACGTTTCTATTTTTAGAGAACCGATGGAGCCTTATGATAATAGCATTACTGCTGTTTGTACTGAACCCATTACTGGTGACAAGAGGGAATACCTCAAAAACTTTATGTTATTATGAAATACAATGAGATATATGGTGATATAGTCACCCTAGGAAAAGAAGGTAAATTTGATGTAATTGCACATGGGTGTAATTGCTTCTGTAGAATGGGGTCTGGCCTTGCCCCACAAATGGCAGATGCGTTTAAATGTAACGTTTTCCCATTAGAGCGACTAATATATAAAGGAGACATCAATAAGTTAGGTCAGATTGATTACCAAGAAGTGAAAGTTAATGATGGTAAATCTCTTATTGTTGTTAACGCATACTCACAATACGGATATGGTAACTACCATGGAAACGTAAACACACACCCAATAGACTATGAGGCTTTAACACTTTGTTTTAGAAAAATGAATCATAGGTTCGAAGGAAAACATATCGGATTACCAATGATAGGGGCTGGTCTAGCTGGTGGAGATTGGGATAGAATCAAGAATAGTATTCATAATGAGTTCACAAAATGTGACGTTACCGTAGTTATTTACAAGAAAATGTAAAAAACATTTGGTAGATTCAAAAATTAATATTATCTTTGTAAAAGAATAACAACGACCCGTAACAGATATAGTTTCATAGACGGTTATAAGATTTCTTATCTTATCTGAGTAAACTGTCGTAGTAATACTAAGTATGGAATGGTTATTAGGATGTTAGGTTTGATTTTCGTATTCGCAACAATAGGCTATTTCTACTCAGATTAGTTGAAGATAGTGATGTGAAAAGAATAATTAGAGGTTCGAATCCTTTAGGGTTGACAAAAAGGATAGATATATTTGTTTTATTCAAAAAAAAGAACTATATTTGTCAAAGGTAATATTAATTTAAACATTTAAAAAATGAGTTTTAAAGATTTATTTATCGTAAACGATAATAAACAAACAGAAAAGAAAAAAACTTTTGATGGTGGTACTAAAAAGTTTAAAAACAGTTTCCCAACATCTGAAACTGAAAAGGTAGATACTTCTACCACACCAAAGGATTTCTTTAATAACCCTAAAGATGTTTTTAAACCCACAGAAACACTAACACCAAATAGTGATGTGTGTGAACCACATATGGATAAGATTATGTCTATGTATGAAGAAGGGTTCAATAAAATGAACCAAGATGGATATGATTTCTTTGAATTTTTCAAGGGTGTTGTTGAAGCCGATGGTGTTGATAACCCAACCGTATATAAAATGGCACTTAGCATGGCTAAGAATATGGGTGGTTCGGTAACTAAAGAATCGTTACTTAATCAAGCCGACTACTACTTAAAAGAGATTAATACTGTATACGAACACTACGTAGCACTTGGTAAAACCAAGAGAAGTAATACTCTTACCCAAAAAGAAAATGAAGAATCAACATTGAATTCAGATTTAATTAGAATCAATAATGAGATTGCAAGACTTAATCTTGAAAAGGGAACTGTTCAAAGGTCTTTAGAAACAATAGATGGTAAGTATACACCACAAGTAACAGACATTGATTGTAAGCTTTTAGCTAACAATCTTGCAAAAGAAACACTTGTAAATTCAATTACAAGCGTAGTAAATGGAATCAAAAATAACATTTAATAACAATCAATTTAAAACAAAAATTATGAGCAACGGTAACACGGGTAGTAGATATCCAATTTTAAATCACTTTAATGGTGAGCAAATTAAAGAGTCAGTAGATTCTTTTAGAAAAGGTGAAAAAGGATTATTCTTTTTCATGAAATTAGCAGCATTAATCTTAGTGGCTGCGGGTCTTTGGGTATATGTTTTACCACCATTATTTATTATGGCTGGTAAAGCCTTAGCAGTAATTGGTACATTAGTATTAGTAGGTGCATTTATTATTGCATTACCAGTAATCGTTAAAGGATTACGTAGATTTACAAGGTTTATGCATAAGTCCCTTATCAAACATGACCCATTCGGTGAATTGTACGAGCAAAAAGATAAGCTTAAAGCTAATAAGACTAATTTCAACCTATCTCAAGGTAAAATTAATAACCTTAGAGAACAAATGGAAGTTAGTGCATCTAAATCTGAAAATGATGCAGCCGATTACCAAGAGAAAATACTTCAATATAATAAGAAAGCATCTAAGATTAAAGCACGTATGAATGCTGCTATCGAAAAGTCTGGTGCTGCAGCTAAAGGTGAAGATGAATACATTAATGATAATGTAGAGTTAATGAAAGTAGTTTCACAAGCCAGTAGAATTGGTCATATGCTTGAACAAGCCAAAGACTTCGTTGTGAAGTATGGTCTTAGGGCAGCAACAATGAAAAGACTTGCACAAAAACTGATTATGGTTGGTGCAGCTTTAGATATTAAAATCCTTGATTTTGATGCAACAATTGAAATTCTTGAAAAAGATTTTGAATATGCAAGAGAAGCAAGAGAAGCGACTACAGTAGTTAAAAACTCATTAGAGTTTGAGGATGGATGGGAAGTTAAGTATGCATTAGGTGTAGTAACAACTACAATTGCACAAGATAACGCAATCACAAGTGCTAATTTCACAGACATTAATGCATTAACTGCAAACTATGATATGGATTCTGATGTATTATATGACAAGTTAAACATTCTTGCCGATAATATTAACACTGGTAATGATATCATACCATCTGCAAACAAATTTAATGCAGTTGATTACAAGCCAACACATGAAGAGAAGATGACTGCTGGTGGTGGGTTTGGAAGTGATATGTTTTAAAAAATAAAAAAAAAAGGGGTAAATATTTGATTTTTAAATATATTAATCTTATATTTGCCTCATATTAATAATTAAACAATTTAAATAAACGAATTATGAGTACAGAAAACAATGGATTAATTTCAAGAGACAAAGGAATGTTCTCGAAAATGACACCCTTATTAAAAGTGATATTGGTGGTAGCAGTTTTAGCAATAGTAGGAGTGGCTGTTTGGTTTGCTGCACCTGGATTAAGGGTTTCGGCTTCTCAATCGTTAGATGAACTAACATTGGATGACACGAAATTAGACAATCAATCAGATTCAAACTTGATTGTATTACCAACAACAAGACCTTCTAATAAGGTTCAAAGTACACCTCAAGTGACTATTGGAACTTATGCTTGGAATGGTTTAACACCTCTTGCGGCTGCAACTGGTGGTCCTTTTACAACAAAAGGTTCTTTAATGGAAACTAATGGTGTAAACTTAAGAATTGTACGTCAAGACTGGTTATCTGGTTTACGTGAAATGCAAATGAAGTTCATCGAACAATTTGATGCTGGACAAGAATTCCCAGACTCTGATAGAGCTGCAATGGGAATTACAATAATGGGTGATGGAGCACCTTTCTATATCTCCACAATGCAAGGAGCATTAGATGCTAAGTTTGGTAAGGGTAAATATCATGTTGAAGTGGTAGGTGCATTTGGAATGTCAGATGGTGAAGATAAGGTGATTGGTCCACAAGAGTGGAAAACTAATCCTAAATCAATGATTGGGGCATTAATCTCAACAGTACCAGGTGATGGTGACTGGGTTACATTGTTAAACTATTGTTTTGCAAATGGACTTAAGGTTAATCCAGACTTTAATACTTATGATGCAGATGCAGTAAATATTTTTCCATCTAAGGATGATGATTACATCAACTCTGCGAAAGAGTTAATCGCTTCTCAAACAGAAGGATTTACAGTATCACTTAAAGTGGTTAAAGATGGTCAACTTACTGGTGAAACAATTCAAAAAGAAATTGATGGTTGTGCAACTTGGACACCTGGAGATAAAATGGTGTTTGATGCATTGGTTGGATATACTGATATTGCATCAACAAGAGACTTCCCAAATCAAATGGCAACAACACTTATAGTTGTTAAAGAATGGGCATCTACACATCCAGAGATTGTTTCAAATATTCTTAAGTCGGCATTAACGGCTGCTAATCAAATCAAACAATATGATGAATGGGCAGTTAGAGGTTCAGAAGCTATTGAAGCAACTTTTAAAGTAGAAACACCACAATACTGGTATGATATGTTTAAAGGTCAAACTGGAACTAAGAATGGTATTACATACAATATGGGTGGTACGAGAGTACTTAACTATGCAGATGTAATGCAATACTACGGTATCACAGATGGTACTAATAGATATAAAGCAGTTTATAATCAAGTATCGGGTTACTTAGTAAACCTTAATCCTTTTGGATTTAACGAATCGGTTGATGGTATTGTACCTTACGCAGATGCAGTTAACTTGTTCTACCTTAAGAACATCAATGATATTGATGCTGGTACAACAGTAGAGGTTGATTATACAACAACAAAAACAGAAGTATTAGCAGATGGAGATTGGTATATCAACTTCAACACTGGTAGTGCAGAGATATTAGGTTCATCTAATACAGACTTAGCTTCGATATATAATTTGTTAGTTCAAGCAGAACAAACAAAGATATTAGTTAGTGGTCATACAGATAGTACTGGTAGTGCTAGTGTTAACTTCCCTCTTTCAGAGAGCAGAGCAAACTCTGTTGTTAACTACTTAGTTAAACGAGGTATCTCAAGAGATAGAATACAAGAAGTAAGTGGTAAAGGAGATTCTGAACCAATTGCATCTAATGGTACGAATAGTGGTAGAGCGACTAATCGTAGAGTACAAGTAACATTTGTTCAATAAGAACAAGTAACAAGTTAAAGGCAATCCCACTAAAAAACAAATCGGGGTTGCCTTTATTTATTAAATAAATGAGTATAATTAATTAAAAACAATTATGAGAAAAACAATTTTATTATTATTAGTGATGTTAATGTCCACAGTGGCATTCTCACAAACGGAAGTAGAAACTACAGAAGTAGAAACTACAAAAACTAGCTTATGGAATCCTTACATCGCAGTAGGGTTATCTGTAACAGATTCAAATGATTTTGATGCTACATCTTATGTATCGGCAGAGTTCGGTACTACTATGGATAACTTCTCAGTAGGGGTGGTATTTGGTCGTAATAACCTAGTAGACATTGGAAAAGATGAATCTTTTAAAGGTGAAAATGGTTATTGGACTGAACTTAAGATTGCAGCTTCAACCCCATTAGGGTTTGTTGATGGATATGCTTTAGTTGGTGTTGGAACATACTTTGATGGTGGTGGAACATTCCTTGAATATGGGGCTGGACTATCTAAAAATCTAGGACCAATTGATGTTTTTGTACAAGTATCAAATTGGGATGGCACGACATACGTGACACCTGGAATAAGTGTTTCATTATAATATAGTGAACAAATAGAGATTAAAAAAAGGGTTAACATATGTTAACCCTTTTTTTTATTTAAATTAATTTGGTAGTCTCATTTATTTAACTTATCTTTGTATTATATAAATAAACAAAAACAAAATGAAATTAAAACAATTATTATTATTCGGAATTTTAACCTTAGTAATGGGGTTAACAAATGTTAACGCACAAGACTTTTATCTAAACGCTAATGGTGTCACTTGTATGTGTCCAACGGCAAATATTGGTGATAGTGGTGTTGTTAATGGTGTTACCTATACTAAAAGAATCGCAACCGAAATAACCGATGTGAACGCATCTACTACTTGTACGAGTGGTATAACAGATATGTCATATTTGTTTGATTCTCATTTTTCTTTTAATGGTGACATTGGAAGTTGGGATGTGAGTGATGTTATAAATATGAGTGGGATGTTTTGGGTTGCAACTGATTTTAACCAAAATATAGGAAGTTGGGATGTAAGTAATGTTATTAATATGGACAATATGTTTCGAGAAACAACTTCATTCAATCAATATTTGGGGGATTGGGATGTAAGTAATGTGATTAATATGGAGGTTATATTTTATGAATCACAATCTATTAATCAAGATTTTAGTAATTGGCAATTTAATCCTAATGTTAATTTGAATTATTTATTCAGTAAATCTGGGTTGGATACTGATAATTATGATTCCTTATTACAATCCTTTGTGAATCAGAATCTTTTAAATAAAGAGATGGTTGCTGAAGATTTAACATATTGTAATGAAACCCCCAGAAATGAATTACTCAATAATATGGGGTGGATAATTACTGAAGATTTATATCTTCAACCTAATTTAGTAGCACCAATTAATCTAAATATTGAACCCAACCCAACGACTTGTGTTGCTACTGGTGTAGACCTTGGCACACCATCCACTACAAATGGGTGTGGTGTTGGTGTTGTGACTAATAACGCACCTACTGAGTTCCCAATAGGTGAAACAATAGTTACTTGGACACTTACTGATGGAAATGGTATTACGGATACAGACACACAACTTGTTACAGTTACATTATCTGTTGATGTTGCTGAGGTTTGTTATGTGACCAGTGATGATGTTGTGGTAACTAATAATAGAATCTTTCTTTTTAATATCGATGGTCAAAATGTTGACAATTACGAAGTATTAAGAGAAACAACAACGGGTGGAGTTTATGAAACAATAGGTTTTATCATACCACCAGCAAATTCATTTTTAGACACTACTTCCAATAATAACACTCAAGCATATCGTTACAAAGTTCAAACTTTAGATGTGTGTGGTGCAATGTCAATTGAATCACCTTATCATAAAACAATATTATTACAAAGTAGTATTGCAGCAAATCAAACAATAAATCTTAGTTGGACACCATATGTTGGTACTGATTATACCACATATAATATTTTCAAACAGATTAATGGTGGAACGTTTGAATTATTCACTTCAATAGCTTCAACGAATTTAACATATAATGATATTGATGTGGACATAGCATTAAATGACTATGCATACTTTGTTTCAATTGATGTTGGTGGTTGTGTCGGAACACCATTTATGTCAGAGTCGATTAAATCAAATCAAGATGGTACATTAATACTTGGTATTAATGATAATGAACAATTGGAAAAATCAATTATATTATTTCCAAATCCAACGAGTTCAATAGTTAATATTGAATTACCAGATGATTTAACATTAAATGAAGTTAATATAATAAACAATCTTGGTCAAATAGTTGCCCAATATAATAGTAAGTCTTTTAATATCGAAGCATTATCAACTGGATTATATTTTTTAAATATCAATACCAGTAAAGGAAGTTTCGTTAAACGTTTAATTAAAAACTAAAAACATTATGAAAATATTAAAACCTTTTGAGGTTGTAGAAACAAAAACAAAATATGCTATCATATTTGGGTGGTTATTATTGTTATTTGGAAGTTGGTTATGGTATGGTTTATCAGAAACCCATATGTTCCCAACACTTCCACAAGTTGGTGATGGATTTGTGGGTCTGTGGAATGAAGGGTTAGTAACCCACATATTTAGTTCACTAGCACTTTGTGGTAAAGCAGTGGTATTAGCAATCATAGTTGCATTATCATTTGTTTATTTATCACCATTACCATTAATTCAACCAATAGCACATATGTTATCTAAATTTAGATATCTACCACTTACTGGTGTTGCTTTTTATATTACAATGGTTATTTCTGGTGGACGAAGTATTCAAGTATGGATACTTGTGGTATTTATGACAACATATTTAACCACCTCACTTTTATCGATGTTAAAAGACATTAAAGAAGAAGAATTTGACCACGCTAGAGCACTTGGGTGTAACAGATGGGAAATACTTTGGGAAGTAGTTGTTAAAGGTAGATTAGATTATGTAATCGAAATGGTTAGACAAAACCTTGCTATCGTATGGATGATGCTTGTTACAGTAGAAAGTATTATGGCATCGGCTGGTGGACTTGGATTTCTTATTAAGAATTCAGATAAGTTCATGAATCACGGTAGAATCATTGCATTACAAATAGTAATATTAGGTGTAGGACTTAGTATGGATTATTTTCTTACAACAACAAGAAGATTATTATTTAGATATTCAAAAATATAAATTATGACTAAAAAAAACCATTTCGGGTTTTGGTTAATAATATTAGGTCTAATACATTTGATGTTAACATTAATATTTGAAGGACAATTTGGTATTGATATGGCGTGGTATTGGTTTATCATTAGTTTAACAACGATATTCATTGGAATATATTTATACGAATAATTATGAAGTTTACAAGAGAACAATTTGACGAATTAGGACCCCTTCATGTAGATGATTTTCCTATTGATAGTTCCAACCAAGATATAATGTTTAATCTATTCAATAGTCTAGATGAATATCTTCAAGGAATGGCACTTCAACACGGTTTTAGTGATAGTGTTTTTAGAGACGATTTATTTGAGTGTTTATGTGATAAACTATTAGGTATGACTTGTGAAGAATACTATAAGAGTGATATTGGTAAGGATTATTTTGATAATGGTGAAACAATAGAACTTGATTTTACCATTATCAAGGGGTGGATATAAAATATTAATAATATAAATAATTAAAAACATGCAATACGAATTAAAAGACACTATATTATATTTAGACAAAGTTGAGTTAGGATATGGTAGTGGTAAAAATTATAAAACAGTCCTTAAGGATGTTAATATAGTTGAAAAAGATGTGGTTAGAGATGGTCATGTAACGGGTCAAGTGATTGCCGTTGTTGGAAGAAGTGGTAGGGGAAAGTCTACCCTATTTAAAGCCATGACTGGTCTTGTAAAACCTCATAGTGGGGAAGCATTGATTACTGAGTTGGATAGTCCAGAGGGTGATGATGCAAAGAATGTAGAAGAGGGTGATGTAGGTTTTGTAGACCAGAAATATACCTTATTCAGACATAAGACAGTTGAACAAATATTTCGCTACGCACTTAGAAAAAGTGGATTAACCAAGGTTGAGAAAACTGAAAAGGTTAATCGATATTTAGGTGAGTGGGGATTAGAAAAACAACGTAAGCAATACCCGATTGAATTATCTGGTGGGCAAAGACAACGTACTGCAATCATTGAACAAATTCTTTCATCTGGACACTTTATGGTATTAGATGAACCGTTCTCTGGATTGGATGTTGGAAACATTAGAGATGTAAAAAGGTCTATCGAATTAATTAAGAAAGACCACGAATTAAACACTATCATCTTCTCAACACATGAGTTAAGACTTGCAGTTGAATTGGCAGATAGTATATATGTAGTTGGTTACCCAGAGGGAACAACTGATTATGCGACAATCGTTAAACATTACGATTTAAAAGAAATGGGAATAGCTTGGACAGAGTATGGTCAAGCCCACATTGATTTAGTTGCAGATATTGATAATACAATGATGAATTCATAAATGGCAAGAGAAACCTTACTTAGTGGAAAAGCATATGATAATTGTGAAATGCAATCTATCAATGGTGATTTTTTAGCTTTTACCAGCTTCAAAAGAATGAATTGGTATGTTAGTAGAGGTTTAGCCGAAGTTATTGATGACAACAAGTATCAATTAAATTTTGTGACCAATGGGGATTTCGGTGATAAGAGTGATTACTATCGATTAAAACTAGAGAATAAATGTGTTATATGTGGTGATGAAGATAATTTAACTAAGCACCACATCGTACCATATCAATTTAGAAAGTTTATTCCAATGAAATATAAAAAGGGGTTATCCCGTGATGTGGTTTGTATATGCCATGGTTGTCATAAAGATTATGAAACAATAGCAGACATCTTTAAGGAAGAACTACTAATCAAGTATGATTTGGTTGATGACTTAAATATTAGTAACACCCTTGGTAAGTATTTTAATACACTTAAGAATTATAGTCACTATCAAACTAAAGAAACAATAGAACGTTTATCTAGTTTTATAACAACACATGTTGGTAGACCAATTGATGAAGTACTTAAAGATGATTGGTTAGAAACAGTCGATACTTCTAAAAAATTGGTTGATTTAGTTAATGTTGATGACTTTATTATTTTATGGAGAAACCATTTTATAGAAACAACAGAACCAAAGTACTTACCAGAAGAATGGGTTAAGGACATAAATAGAGTAATATAATGGCAGAAAGAAAAACAAAGTGTGATGTGTGTGATAGTACTAAATTTATAATTCAACATACTATACCCCAAAAAATGTTAGTCAAACAATTACAAATGGTACAAGCTAAATGTATATGTGGTAATATTTTTGAGTTCGTAAGACGCACACCTGGAGTGGGTAGAGGCAGAATTCTATAAATTTTTTAAAAGTTTTTCCAAAAAGACTTGCTTTTTATAAAAAGTTGTCTTATATTTGTACCATAATAATTACAATGACTTGTAGTCGGGGGCTTCTAATCAAACGGGAGTTATACGTAATCATACTGGAAATGGAAGTGTAAGTCTTCCCAGGTCAACAAAAAAAAATAAATTAAAAGTTTTTTAAATAAAACTTGCTTTATTAAAATAATAGTTCTATATTTGCACTGTTGTTAATTTGAAAGACAACGAAAAAAAATATATTAAAAGTTTTTTAAAAAAAACTTGCTTTATTAAAATAATAGTCTTATATTTGCAGAGTCGTTTAGAAATAGATGACACGTTCATTAAAATATTGAAAATATGGGGTGCTTATACTCCAGTCTTCGGACAAGGATAGACCAGCAATGGTTTAAAGTAGTAGATTTAGTGTCTATTGCGTTGCATTAACCCTTCGGGGTTAGACAATCCACGTAAGCATGATTACCAAACCGTATCAAGGGCATCTGCTGAGATACGAAACCCACAACTTATGGGGATTGAGTAGAAATACAATAGTAAGGTAGTTAGAATCAGATATCCTAAAAGGGGGTATTGTTTGACTAAACGGTGTAAAAGCTATTGGTTGGATTCATTAAGAAATTTTATGGGACTTATCTTCGGGTAATAAGTGAAATGATTAACATGATGGTAAAACATTATATCGAGGCGTTGTATTCTTAACCACTCAAAAGGTGGCACGAATGTCAACCAGCAGACACGTCTTGAAACTTAGAGTGAGGCTTATACCAGAGTTAAATGGTGCATTTTTTTTTGATAAAAATAAAAAGAGAAAGTTCTGTTGGACTAGAACTGAAAATTAAGTTATGCCGTTGAAATATATGGCTGGTTGATTCCTCTCAAGGGATGAGATTAAATTTGATGAGTACATGTCATAAGGAACGGGGTCGCACTCGTTTATTCTCGCAAGGAACCTGGGCAAAGAAAGCTAGATTATATAAGTTCTATGTAGCAGAGTTATGGTCACTCTAAGACCAACTTAATGTTATCTACTTGAAGGAAACTGATAGTGTGTGAAAAAGCTGAAAGGCATATAAATGATAACGGGGGCAACCCACTTGCTGAACACTCAAGCATAAATCTGGGCGTACTACTTCAACTTGTTGGAGGGAGTGCAATAGGTTCAAATCCTTTTACGCCCACTAAATTATATTTCGAGAGTACTAGATAACAAATTCCAGTCGATGTACTCGTTAAGAACCTATCCGCAAGATAGGAATATACCCAAGAGTAATGGATTGTGAGGGAATTGTATAATTTAAACTAAGAATCTCATCATATGGATGAATATAAGCTTTGTAATGAAGATTATTTTAAATAAGTTGAGGTTTTTAAACGGGGATTTCGTCTAAGACAAAGGCAGCACCACACCAGGTGTTAATGAAGTATCGAACCTTCAATCCCCACAAATATAGTTGGTTGGACTATAATAGGATTATGGTACCCCTTTGAAGGGTTTAATGTTAGAAACTTAATTTTATAAACTGCGAGTTTCGTCTAAGCTAAGACGCTATCCCACCAGATAGAAATGAAGTATCGAATCTTCGACTTGCACAAATTTTGAAGTGGTGAAAGGAAGACACCCTACGGAATATAAAACTGTCCTTTGAGAATGGTGTGTGGAGCAACTGTGATTAGTACCTCCAACAGTAAAGTAGAGTCTAACCGACTAATAATCAAAAAGTCGGAACAATTAGAATAGTTAGTTTCATGGCTAACCTTCAAAAATGGGCGTACTATCACAAGTTATTGTGAGAAGTGTGTTAGGTTTAAATCCTTTTACGCCCACTATAGTTTCGAAAACTTAAATTGAGAAACCGAGAGGTAGCTCAGTTTGCTCAGAGCGTCACCCATTGGGGGTGGAGGTCGTTGGTTCGAATCCAACCCTCTCGACAAAAATTAAAATAAATTAACAAAAAACGTAACTTTAATATAGTTACACATATTTAATAGAAAGGGATAAACCCTAAACAATAGAAATTATGATGAATTATACGACAACATATCAAAAGCAGTATCCGCAAGGGGGGAAACCTAGTGGGCTGGACTTGTCGTGTATTTACTCTAAAGGTAAAACAGGTGTGTAAATAAATCAATTACATAACTTAAACGGTAAGCTCAGCTATAAAGAAATTTAGTTGGGCTTTTTTCATGCCCAAATTTCAACGGGTAATGTGCGAGTGGTTTAAGCAATCGGTCTTGGAAGCCGATGACAATTTCAAGAAGGTTATTGTCCGTAGGTTCGAATCCTACTTACCCGACTAAACATCGGGATGTATATCAATTGGTAGATTACGTGCTTTGGGAGTACGAGGTTGCTGGTTCGAGTCCAGTCATCCCGACAGAATGAAAGTTCATTGACATGTTGGTTAAGTAAAATATAGAAGTCTAGGGAGCCATTGCTCTTAAAACGTCCAACCTAGAAACTTCTATAATATTGGGATATGGTGTAATTGGTAACACGTCTGTTTTTGGTGCAGAAGAGTATGGGTTCGAGACCCGTTGTCCCAACTAATATTGCCCTATGGTATAACGGTTAATACGTCTGGTTTTGAACCAGAAGATTGGGGGTTCGAATCCGTCTAGGGTAACAATAAAGATATTTGGGAGACTGTTATTAATTCATAGAACCTATTGCGAGTGGTATCATAGAATTAAAATTATTGGGGTATGGTGTAATGTGTAACATTCAAGATTTTGGTCCTTGAGAGTGTCGGTTCGAGTCCGTCTACCCCAACTATATTGTGTGCGTAACTAAGGTATTTAGGAGTATACATAACAAGTAGTTGACTTAGTACTATCAATGAAAAGTATGTGGAAAATGATACAGTTTGAACGGAATCCCATGTTGGGGAGAGATATGAGTGCAAGCCTCATCAATATAAATTGGGAGTATTGAGCAACTGGTTGCTCAGCAGACTGTAAATCTGTGGTCTTACGACATTGGGGGTTCGAATCCCTCTACTCCCACAATTGGGAACTAAAAGCCATTCGGATATGGCATCGGGACTGTAAATCTCGTCCTTCGGGGAGTGGTTCGAGTCCACTAGGTCCCACAATTGGTCACAGATGAAACGACCAGTCTTCACAGAAAGACTTCCTCATGAGGGGATATAAATAAAGCTGCATGGGTTGTGAAAGGATACTAGCCGAGGTTGTAACCCTCTAGCTTTGTAGGGTTCGAGTCCCTATCAGCCCACAACTTGACTATAATTGGTCGGCAATGTTAATGTAGTGTTTGAGAGCAAACCGTATAATCTCGGCAAACCATCATTAATGAATGAGTTATGTATGTTACATCATAACCTTTTGTGGGGTTCGACTCCCCAATGGTCAACACGCTAGGCTAGTAAGTGTCCAACACGCTAGGCTAATATTCCTTCGTAACTCAGAGGCAGAGTACCGTGCTTTTAACACGGGAGTCGTGATATCGTAATTCACCGAGGGAACAAAAATTAGTAGCATATGCTCGATGAACGACTATGTACATGTAAGTAGGGATACTAGTCATGTTACTAATTTTAATTTGCACCCGAAGCTCAAGTGGACGGGCTTCCCGCTTTTAACGGGAAGGTTACGGGTTCGAGGCCCGTGGGGTGCACAAATGCGATGTTAGTGTAAGTCAAAGATTCTAGATTAAACACGCAACCCATAGGGGTTGAGATGGGGGTTCAAGTCCTTTGCATCGCTCAAATGATAGTATAGTGAAATATTCTGTGTAGACGTACATATAAAAATCACACCTTCTGCTTAGGTTGGAATAATTGGTATGAAATCCAATTACTATCTTAATTGCCGATATCGTATAACGGTATTACGTGCCCTTGGTAGGGGTGAAATCTCAGCTCGTTTCTGAGTATCGGCTCTAAGTTTATTAATAAGTGGGTAAAACCTTGAGGCATCCCCCTCGGACTATGACGGCTTATATTTGACGATATAAGTGTTCAAGTTTCTGGTCAAGCAATGCACCAGGTTTGGTGGAATCACCTTACAAAAGCGAGGATTAATATTAATAGACTTAACTGCGAATATCGTATAATGGAGGGGAAACCCGTATTATAGTGGCCTTCCAAGTCACGGATGAGAGTTCGATTCTCTCTATTCGCTCAATAATTGCCTCTATAGCTCAGTTGGTTTGGCGAAAGCCTTAGAGCAGCCCCCTTTTAAGGGGCAGGTCGTAGGTTCGAATCCTACTGGGGGTACTAAGTTAGTTATGACATTATGATTTGAGGCTTAATCATCCTCTTTAACTAACTTTATTGCGAGATGTAGCTTAATGGCAAAGCATCGGCCTTCCAAGTCGAGGATGCGGTTCGACCCCGACATTTCGCACTAAAAATGCCCCCCTAGTATAATGGAGACGAAAGTCGTATTACCTTGGATTTGTAACCCAAAGATATCAGTTCGATTCTGATGGGGGGCTCCATACCAGCCGATGTCGCATAGTGGTCTATTGCACTTGATTTGTAATCAAGAGAAAGAAATTTCATCGTCAGTTCGAATCTGACCATCGGCTCACATATTTATTAGTATGAAAAACTTAATCAACAAAATCTGGGCGTTCATCAAACTAATGCTACCTAATAGCTGGTTTCCAGAAGACGTAATAATTTACGCTATCGAAGATGATATGAAATCGTGGAAACTTATTGAAGTTCTCATTGTTAGAGAAATAAATAAGTATAGAATCGAAAATGGTCTTAAACCAGTATCTGGTGAGTTAAACACCAAGCTAGAAACAAAGATAAGAAGCGACTTTATGTCGGATGAAGAAAAACTATCCCACGATGGTTTTGGTGTATCATCAAGAAGACTTAAAGATATGGGGTTTAAAAGTGTTGGTGAAATTATAGCCTATGGTTATACAAATGGTGGTGATGTGGTTCATGCTTGGAAAAATAGTCCAAGTCATAATCGTGTATTACTTGGAAATTATAAATACCTGGGTGTTAGTAAAACTGATAGATATTATTGTGTAATATTTACCAGATAAATGCGAGTGTAGCTCAGTTGGTTAGAGCGTTATTTAAATCATGCGGGAGTAGCTCAATGGTAGAGCGATACGTTACCAACGTATAGGTTGAGGGTTCGAATCTGATTACTCGCCAAATTAAGGATGACATAAATGTTATCCTTTTTTATTTGTTTTATTCGATTAATTGAACTATATTTGTTAAATGATAGGAGTATGAGTCCGTACATAAAAATTGGTCGAATAGGACATCGCTACCAAAACCTATCATTTTTTAATAAATAAAACAAAGAATTATGATTAGAATTATTAAAGTATTAATGGATTTCGGGATGGATTTTGAATATGAAAATCGTGGGTCTGAAGGTGAGAAGATTGTTTCCTATGAACTAGGGTTAGATATATCCAACCAAAATGGTAAGATATATTACTCTTGTGGTTGTGAACCAGAAACAGTTGAAGATGTAGATTTTGAATACATGCGACTTGCTAGTGAAGTACAAGACGAATGTATCGCACAAACAGCATCCTTTTAATATGAGTGATGATGTAGCTTGCCCATATTGTGGCACATACCAAGAGATTAACCACGATGATGGTTATGGGTATGAAGAAGATGGAAATCATGAACAACAATGTTATAATTGTGAAAAGAATTTTATCTTCACAACCGCAATAATATATCATTATGAAGGTTATAAAGCAGATTGTTTGAATGGTGATGAACACTTATATAAACCAGTGCCAACTGCACCTAGGTGTTACGCTAAAATGAGGTGTGAAATGTGTGGTATTGAAAGAGAACCAACGGAAGATGAAAAAGTAACATATAGTATACCAGAAAAACCGAATTATGATTAAAAACCCAACCATAGCAATAATAGGATTAGGATATGTTGGGCTACCACTTGCCGTTGCTTTTGCAAAAAAGTATAAGGTGATTGGTTTTGATATTGATAATAAACGAGTATCACAATTACAAGAAGCATTTGATTCAACATTAGAGATGAGTTCACCAGAACTAATAGAGGTGTTACACCCAAATGGTTTAACTGTTACAACAGACCCATATGTCCTTGGTAAAGCAGATGTTTTTATCATTGCAGTTCCAACACCAACAAATCATAATAATGAGTCTGTATTAACACCACTTATTAAGGCATGTGAGAATGTTGCATGTGTACTTGAAAAAAATAAGGTTGTGATTATAGAATCAACTGTATACCCAGGTGTTACAGAAGATATTCTAGTTCCAATACTTGAAAAAGAATCTGGTCTTAAATTCAATGAAGATTTCTTCGTTGGTTATTCACCAGAAAGAATCAACCCAGGTGATAAGAAACACACAGTTACAAAGATACTTAAGGTTACATCTGGTTCAACACCAGAGTCTGCCAAATACATAGATGAACTATATGCATCAATCATTACGGCTGGTACATACTTAGCACCATCTATTAAAGTGGCAGAAGCAGCGAAGGTAATTGAGAACACCCAAAGAGACATTAACATAGCATTTATGAATGAATTGGCTAAGATATTTAGTCTATTGGATATTGATACTAAAGAGGTGTTGGATGCTGCTGCAACCAAGTGGAATTTCTTAAAATTTACACCAGGTCTTGTTGGTGGTCATTGTATTGGGGTTGACCCATATTACTTGGCTCAAAAAGCAAGGGCAGAGGGTTATAACCCAGAGTTAATATTAGCAGCTCGTAGACTTAACGATGGTATGGGTGCTTATGTTGGTAGAGAAGTCATCAAGTTGATGATTAAACACAATAAACAAATAAATGGTGGTAATGTATTGGTTTTGGGAATTACTTTTAAAGAGAATTGTCCAGACATTAGAAATACCAAGGTGGTTGATATTGTTTCAGAGTTAGAGAAATTCTACGTTAATGTAGATGTATATGACCCTTGGGCAAATCATGATGAGGTTGAAGATGTGTTTGGTATAGATTTACTACATGTAGAAGACTTAAATATAAAAAAATATGATGGTATAGTATTAGCCGTTGGACATGATGAGTTTAAAACAATTATAAATATTAATAACTTTGATGGTGTGGTATATGATGTTAAGTCGTTCCTACCAAAAGAAAATGTAAATGATAGATTATGAATAAAGAAGAATTTGAAGAATGGGTTGTTGATGTGCACTGTGATTTATTTCACGTGATGCCAACATACATGGATGACGAACATGGTGTTAGGATAGACCAACTAAGGGTTTTAAGTGCTATTAACAAACACCCAAAGGTATTACAACATAAAACATTAAAACAACTACTCGAACAATTCGAGGTATTAAATTAAGAGATATGGATGAATGGGAAAGCAGATTGTTTAAATACAATTACACTTCGTATTGTCAAGGTACGGCAGATAGAGGTGTTGGATATGCACTTTTAAATGTGCCAAGAAGTACTACATTTAATAACAATAGAAGTGTACTAATGAATAGTAGGCATAACGATAATCATGAGATTGATATTGAAAGTGTTGAGGATTTAACAATTCACTTCTAATATTTGGTTATTAAAAATAATTATTATATATTTGTAAAATGAAATTACTTAAAGAATTTAAAGACTTTGCCATTAAGGGTAATATGATGGATATGGCAATCGGTATCATTATCGGTGCATCATTTAATGGTATCATCAATATCTTGGTTAAGAAAATAATTCTACCACCAATTGCTTATATATCTAACGGTATCAATTTAAAAGATAAACGTATGGTATTACAAGAAGCCACTGGTGATACTACAGAAATAGTAGTTGAATATGGTGAACTAATAGAAGCCTTTATAGACTTCTTTATTATTGGTCTGGTATTGTTTATAGTTGTTAAGATTATGAACAAATGGATGGACAGAGCACAAGACCCAAGAGATATTACCGTTAAAACACCTAAAAATATTCAACTATTAAGTGATATTTCAGATTTACTTGAAAAACAAAATGAATTATTAAAAAACAAATAAATATTATGGGAAGCTTCTATTCAACATGTTCGATATCGGATATGACATTAACAAATCAAAAAACAAGTATTCAATTACTAGTACCAACCTTTTCTAAAGATTTTTCAGAACATAAGGGTATGATAGTATCTAACGATGGGGCAATGTGTTTCTTTGCACCATTTGGGTTTCCAATCCATGGTAGATATTATGACTATGGGCAAATTGAAGATATAGAAAGAGATGCAAACGTTGAAATGCTTGAGGATTTCTTCAACCTATCAATAGAACAAATACTAGAGAATGTTGGTGATGACCGTTGGCATAAATATGGTGAAAAAAGAGATGGTGATTCAACTGATAACCACTGGAAAATCACTGGTAAAGATGGTGGTGCTGTTAAGAATCAAGATGTGTTCCTTGAATTGGGGATGACATATTTTAGAACTGAGGTTTTAGAATACCTAGAAGAAGGTTGGAAAGATTTAATACCTGGGGCTAAAGAACATGGTCAATACACAATTGGTGGTAGAATAGGACAATACTTTGATGAATTAAAAAAATTAAGAAAAGAAGATAAATCAATATTTGGTTCAAAATATGAATCAAAATATGGTACTAGTTTATATCTACCAAGTTTGATTGAAATTAGTATGTGGGATTTATTACCAATCACTCAAGAAACATCTGGTGATGAAATGCTTAAGCAAGTTACGTTCTTATACAATCTTGGATATCGTAAACTAGGTAAAATGTTATTACCATCAGTTTATGGTTCACAACAAGACAATTGGTTTGAAACACTTAAGTTTAATAAATTCACCAATGATTTATTGGTTAAAGATATTAACGAATATAATAGTTGGATGATTGAAGATTATACCACTGATGGTGTTTTTGATAAAGAAGGTTTTATTGAAGACTATGGTGAAAAATATCTTGAACAAATAGAAATGATTCAAAATGGGTAAAAAAGATGTAAGTAGATTTTTAAGTCTTGTATTAAGACATAAACCAGAGACGATTGGAATTACCCTAGATGAAAATGGGTGGGTAGATGTTGATGTGTTATTATCTTCACTAAAATCTCATAATAGAGAAATTACTTTTGGTGAACTTAAAGAATCGGTCATCACCAATAATAAGCAACGATTTACCTTTAACGATGATGAAACCCAAATTAGGGCTAATCAAGGACATAGTGTTGATGTTGATTTACAATTAAAACCTTCTAAACCACCAAGTAAATTATACCATGGGACTGTTGAGAAAGCAATTCAAGGTATAAAAGAGACTGGTTTAAAGAAAATGAATCGTCACGCACTACATTTAAGTGAAGATGTGGCTACGGCTACTAATGTGGGTTCTAGACGTGGTGATGCAATCATACTAGAAATTGATTCTGGTGCAATGGACATAGATGGATTTGAATTCTGTCAATCAAAAAATGGTGTGTGGCTTATTGATATAGTACCACATAGATATATTAACTTTGAAAACTATTAAATAATGAAAGGACTTATTGATAGATATATGAGCAGTTACCTTAGATTGGTGGTACTCATAGTTATTAGTATTATGGCTGGACTATCATTATTATTAAGCCCAGAAAACGTTAGCCATTTGGTTATTAGATTTGTTGGGGTTATATGGGTAATAGATGGTATTAATTATATTGGGTTGTATAAACTTAAACGACTTAAAGATAAATCAGATACAGAAGAATGGGTGAAATAGATAAAAAATTAGACGAACTAATAGACTTAGTGGTAAAGGAAAAGGACTATAGTAGTGGGACTGTTCTTTATGCTCTAAAGGGTGCAAAGTGCATACCACATCACCATAGGGTGTTTGCTTTAGAGGTTTGTAGGTTGGTTAAAGATAAGATGAGACCAATGCTTGAAGCAGAAAAAGCATCATGGAACTAATGAAAAAATTAAGATATAATATTAAGAAGTGGTTTTTAAAGAGAAAATTAAAAAAGTTCTTTAAAAAACTTAATTGGTCACATGATGATATCATGGGGATGACTAGTCATTGTGGTTCATTAGATGATGCCACGAAACACCTTACATATAGATTATTACAAAAATTCTTATGTGATGAAAGGGAAGAGAAAATTTTACACATGACGGCTAAAGTATTGGTTAGAGATGGGTTTATTAGGGGTTGGAAATAATGTATAAAGTTAGATTCAATTTAGGTAGGGGTCCTCGGTATATGACCTGGAAGATAGAAAACCCAGATGGTACTGTAGAGTATTTAGAACCAAATGACATATCTTTATCAATGTATGGTTGTGAACTTAAAAACAACCCTAAAGCTGCTAAAAGAATATTTGATGGTGCAAACAAATATGTGTGTGCATTTATTAAGTGTAAAACGTTAATTATTAGTGAACCATTAACCGAAGACAAAGATATTAGTATGTCTTTAATGTATAACCCAAGGGTTAAACCTTATTGGGTTAATAATAATGGTGATAACTTAGATGGTAAAAAGATTGATTGGGTGATAACCAATGGTCGTAAATTATGGTTTAAAAACCTTGACTATTTCAAATAATGTTATTATATTGGTGCTATGAAAAACAAAATATTTATAGACCTAGATAGTGAACGAGATGAAACCATCTTAATAACCAAACCAGAGAACATTGTTGAAGAAATATCTGATGAAGAATCTGCAAAGAAGATGATTCTTGAGGATATAACAACGGTATGTCAAGCATTGGGTACACTAATCAAAGTAGGTAACGACAGTGAGTATTTCGATGGTGAAAAATCTGCAAAGATTTGTATCAAATACTTAGAAGATAACTTTATAAAATAAAGGATGATAAATTGTGAATTATGTAATAGAGAAAAAGAGCTAACCTCACATCATCTAATACCAAAACAAGTACACGCTAAGAGTTATACCATGGGTCTTTACACTAAAGAGGAAATGAGGTCTAATAGAGCAATGCTTTGTCGTTTATGTCATCGAGAGATACATAAGTTTTTCACCCATAAAGAATTAGCAACTATTTATTATACAGTAGAGTTGTTAAAAAATAATGAGACCGTAAAGAAGTTCTTGGTCTGGGCTAGAAAACAAAAGTAATTATGAAACTAACCAAAATTTACAAAAAACTAATCACCGAAGCAAGTAATTCACATTCATACGGATGTGTCATGCTTTATTTTGATGCTAAAGAACCATTGTTCAAACAAGCACAAAAAATAATAGAAAAAGATGACCTATACTTAGGTACTGAAGATGACCCAGGTTATGGTTTAGAAACAGAACCACATGTTACTGTATTATATGGTATTCATGGTGATGTTCCAGATGAAGATGTTGAAGCTAAAATAGATAACTTCACCCAACCAGAAATAAACTTGAAGGATATATCAATATTTGATAATGCAGCCAAGGGGTTTGATGTGGTTAAATTTGATATCACCAATAAGGAACTGAATAAGATGAATAAGGATGTATCTAAATTACCCCACACAACAGATTACCCAGATTATCATGCACATATTACAATTGCATATGTTAAAGCTGGTAAAGGTGAGAAATATGTTCAAACATTATCAGAGGATAAACAAATTAACATTAAACCCAATAAGATAGTCTACAGTAAACCAGATGATTCCAAAAAAACTTATGATTTTAACGGATAAATAACTAGGTTTGTTGATAGGTTTAATATTTATTAATATGACAACATTTAATATAATAATTTATTCAACACTACCAACATTCTTATATATATTCTTTATATATTCGGTTTTACCATATAACACATTTAAGATAAGAAAGTCTTTATTGTACTGGGGTTTTGGTGCACTTTCTATTTTACTTGTCATGGGTTTTTATAAGTTATTCCCAAATTGGAGTAACCTACCAAGCATTCTTACTAATATGTATACCGATAAACTTGGTTATTTACACATTAGGAACTTCATACAGATAGGTTTATTAGAAGAATTGAGTAAGATGATTATGTTCTTATTGTTGGGTGTACTTGGAAGTAGGTTACCAATGTTTAAGGCGTTATCACCAATTGAAACTATGCTTTATTGTGGTTTTCTAGCACTTGGATTTGCGGGTGTTGAAAACATATACTATGGTCAAAATGTTAATAACCCAGAATTTGTTTTAAAACTTCGTTCAATTACTTCAGTACCAGCTCATCTTATATTTGGGTTATATATGGGGTATTTTATAGCTAAGGGTAAATTAATTTTGCGTATTAAAAATAAATCATATATCGATTTATTACTAAGTAACAATAAATTTAGAAAGGTAATATTTGGATTATTTGGGTTGTTTGTTGCCATGGTTCTTCATGGTATTTATAACCTACACATAGCTTTAAACACCTATTCATTTATAAGTGGAACGTATATATTTTTATTTGCAGCCACATTTGGATTATATTGGTGTTACAACGACATCCGAAAAATAACTTCATAATCCCTTGTTTTTATAGAAAATTAGAACTATATTTGTACTATAATAATATTTCAAACCATTGATTTATTATTAAAAAATAGTATATTAGTTACCTATGGCAAAGAAAAGGGTAATTAAAAAGGTAACACCTAAGAAACCAGCACCTAAAAAAAAGACGGTGGTGACAAAAAAGGCAGTACCTAAGAAAAGGGTTACAAAGAAAACTGTAACTAAAAAAAATGTAGTGGCGAAGAAGGTTGTTATTAAAAAGAAAACAACATCTTCACGTAGACCAGTTAAGAAAACTAGTGTAACAGAAGCTAAACACGATAAAGTACCAGTTAAAACGGTTAAGAAACCTAAAAACGTTAAAAACTTTGTTAAGATTAGTACCACATCCAAACATAGTAAGTTTGTTGATGCTGGTAAAAGAGTTCAAGCTGGTGAGTTACAATGGTCAAGATATGTGGTAGAGGGTAATGTCTCATATCACTATTATTTAATATTAAAATAAAAGATAATGACAATTTTTGAAAAAATGTGTGCGGATTTCTTAGCGGCTTATAAGGCCAAAGAAATGGAAAAGAAAGATTTTTTAGGTTTCCTTAAATCGGAAATTCTTAGAGAGGGTAAACCCACAGATGATGCTTATGTGATTCTTAAACTTAAATCTATGTTTAATAAATTAGAGGATTCTGATTCAATCACTGAAATGGAGTTTAATGTGTTTCATTCATATATTCCAAAACAAATGAGTGAAGAAGAATTAACTGTTATTATTGGTTTAGTGGTTCAAGAATCGTTAAACGCAAATATGGGTACAATCATGAAACATTTGATTAAAACATACCCAGGTCAATATGATGGTAAAATGGCATCAATAATTGCTAAAAAATTATTATAAAAAATAAGTCAGAGAACGTATCGCACTACGGTGAGAAACCTCCAGACATCACAGTTTAAGGTAGGAGACGAAAGTCGATTGCACTACCGAGGATGCAACTCAAACAGACCGAGGGGATGAACTGCCCGTTGAGGTCGGGTTAGAGGCAAATAGGTAAATGATACGATAAAGCAGAATTTGGGGTAAGCTCAACTTATTATTAAAAAAAACAATTAAATGAATAGAGAAAAAATCTTTGATAACTTAGATAACTTACTTGCTAATAAGCATGGTAAGAATTTCATAAACCATCTAGTGATGGCTTATGTACCAGTGAATAAAGTTGATAAGGTTTTTATCAGACCACAGAAGGTTAAATTTAAATGTGCAATCATTGATGAACAATTAATATCTGTTAATGAAATACTTAAGGGTGTTACAGAAGATGCGTTTAAAGATGATGTATTCAAGTATCTTCACACAATGTTTGATACTAAAAGTGAACCAGAAACACCAATTAAGAAATTAATGGGTGATAAGAAGCTTGGTATCCAAGGTACTAAAACCGATACCTTTATGTCTATTGATGGTTATTTCCTTTTCTATGATTGGCTTTCAACTAAAATTATGTTGGGTGATAAACATATCACCTGGTTAATGAGAAAGGCTAAGGAAACCCTTACTGATAGCACTGGTAATAGGGTTAAAAAAGAGGTGGAGAAAAAAGAGGTTAGAGCAACCTTTGCCCTTGGTGACCTACCAGCACTACAAGCCCTTAAGGATAAATTAGATGGGAAAAAATAAACATGTTAAGAGTGGGTGGAATAAGGGTAACTATTGTGGTTGCCACTATTGTACTGGTACTACTTATGAAGATTGGTTGGAGTTAAAACATAATCTAAAACCTAAACATAAAAATACTCTATAAATGTTTGCTTATTAAATATATTATACTTATCTTTGTCCTATAATTGTAAAACAATATATATGGATATTAAGAAAACAGTAAACCCAGAAGATTATAGTGTTGGTGTGATAGTTGCACGGTTTCAAACCCACGAATTACATGACCCACACAAAGAGATGATTGATATCGTCTGTGATAATCATAAAAAGGTACTTATTTTCCTTGGAATATCTACAATTCCAAATACCAAAAGAAACCCATTAGATTTTGCCACTAGAATGGTGATGATACAAGAATATGCACCAAAAGCGGTGATTATACCAATTAAGGATAATCGTTCTAATTTAGTATGGAGTAAATATTTAGATTCACAAATATCATTAATATTTGGTGATGCTAATGTTAAACCATTACTATATGGTAGTAGAGATTCTTTTATCCCATTCTATGAGGGTAGATTTGATACTGCTGAATTAACAAGCGATGTTATGATTAGTGGTACTGAAATAAGAAATAACGTTTCCAAAGAAATCCTAATGTCTCAAGACTTCCGAGCTGGGGTTATACACGCAAATTACGCACAAAGAGCAGTATCATATCCAACGGTTGATGTTGTTGCATATAATGATAAAGGTCAAATCTTAATGGCTAAGAAACCAAACGAAGACAAGTATAGATTTGTTGGTGGATTTGTTGACACAAGTGATAATAGACTTGAACATTCTGCTAGACGAGAGTTTATGGAAGAAACTGGTGGTAGTGGTGAAATAGGTGAATTAAAATATGTTTGTTCACAAGCCATTGATGATTGGAGATATAAGAAAGAAGACTCTGGTATTATGACCACACTCTTTATTGGTTATTTCAGATGGGGTTATGTAAGACCCTCAGATGATATTAGTGAACTTAAATGGATGGACTTCTCTAGATTCTTAGATATGGGTTATATTAAACATAATATGATGCCAGAACACGAAACCTTAATGATTACCCTTGTTAATAAAATTAAAGATGGTACATTAGGTATTAAAACACTTGAAGAACAAAATACAGAAAAACTATAATATGGAAACATTAGAACTAAATAAACAAGGGGTTAAGACAGTTACCTTACCCAAGCGTAAGATAGCAGACGTACCTAGACTATTATGGGCAGATGCCTATACTGCTGGGTCAAATAAGTTTCAATCGGCTAAAGCTAAACAAGAATCTGTTTACTATGTCACATTCCGTAGACAACTATCTACTGTTAATCCACTCTTATATAATGTGGGTGATGATAGAATTATCTTCGGTGGTCTACAACGACTATTAGAGAAGATTTTCTATGAACCAGTAACACATAAAGAGATTGATGATGCTAAGGAATTTCTTTCTACATTCAAAGCCACAACATTAGGTTATGCAGAATATGAGTTTCCAGAGGAAATGTGGAGAACAGTTGTAGACGAATATAACGGTAGACCACCAATCCTTATTAAAGGGATGCCAGAGGGTTCTGTTGTATATCCTAATGAACCAGTTGTACAAGTTACATCAATGGTTGATGGTATGGGTGAATTAGCAGCTTGGTTTGAATCTACCATCCTTAAGGTATGGGCAGTTTCAGAACGTATCACACAGAACGAACATTGGATTACAAAACTTAAAGGTATGATTCATGGAATTGAACCAGATTTAGATGATGAATCTGTTCACTTTCAAGCATCACTTATGCTTACCGATTTCGGTGACAGAGGTGGTATAACACCAGAAGAATCAGAAGAATTAGGTATGGCTCACTTATATACGTTCCCAGGTACAGACACATGTTCTGGGGCATATCAAGCTTGGTATAATGCTAATAAAACACCAGTGGGTAGTAGTGTTAATGCACTTGCCCATAGAAACGTACAAGCATATAAATTAGAAAATGATGTTTATGAAGCGATTTATAACTCATGTAAAGATAACGAAATCATTTCGATGGTTGCCGATTGTTACGATTTCTACTATGCAGTAAGAGAATACTTATTACCACTAGCACTCCGTAGTATCAAAGAAGAAAATGGAAAGGTTGTAGTGGGTAGACCAGACTCTGGAAATGCAGTAGAACAAGTCCTATGGCTTTGTAGACTAGCTAAGAGATATGGTTTATATACCACAAAGGTAATTGATGGTGTTGAGTGGTACTTCGGTACAACACTTAAGTTCATCGAGGGTGATGGAATGAAATATGATACAATGTGGGAAATCATTCAAGCATTAGAAAAAGAAGGATTTGCACCACACGGTTGGGGATTATTTGGCGTAGGTGGTGGACTAAGAAATGGTATCAAAAGAGATAACCTTTCTGCTAAATACGCACTATGTTCAATGGGTTACGACCACGTTGGTGTTACAAAGTTCTCTGAAACACTAGGTAAAACTACTTTACCTGGACCTTTCAAAGTTTTAAGAAGTGCCGAAGCATTACATAATAAAGAAACCATAGTGTTTGATACTGAAAAAGGAGAAGATGCAATGGTGGTTTACTATGATGGTTCTAATATATACAAACCATTTGGTGAGGGTCAAGATGATGACTTCTTAGTTATTAGAGCAAGGATTAGAGAACAGTGGGATAGTATGCCACTTAATCTAACATCTGATACTAATCATAATTATCCAGCTAGTAAAGCAATACTTGCAAAACGTATTGAATTACTTAAGGAATATGCACCTAATAAACACGCTAAAAACTACTAAGATGAATTTAACAGATTTATTAAAAGATAAGGTCGTATTGTATATGACCGATGCGTTGGTTGAGGTAGAACTCACCATTAAAACGGCTGAGGAAGTAAAACACTCAAGAGACTTAGAACCCTCAACAAGAGAGAACGATTGGTGGCCTGCCTCTGAGTCTTGGAGAACAGTAAGTGTTGTATTTACTAATGGATTTAGGAAGTCTTATGGTAGCCTATCAGAAATTAAATTAAAAGAGTAAAATTATGGAAAGAAAGATAAGTGAAACACCCAACAAGTGGGTTATATTAGGATTACCAGATAACCATTATAAAGTTTATGGAACTTGGGCTGGTGGTTATTTGGATGGTGATAGATGGAAATTAAATTCTGGAATAAAAGAGGTTGAACAAGATGATGACTTCTATTATTTTATTGGATATAGTGGAAGTTGTTATAAATGCGATAAAAAAGGATATGGTGTGATGACATCCTTTGGTCATGATGTTTTAGATAAGATGATAGGATTAGCAAAAGGACAAGTTGAAGTACTTGATGATGTTGATGATTGGGCAGAACACATAAAAGAATAGTCGAAAAAGGGTTAACAGTAGACTTTAAAGACACAAACCAGTAACCTTGCGGGGCATATGTCCCCAATACACCAAACCCTAAGCATATGTAGTGGGTGAGAAAGCTGTTAGGTGTCATTTTTAAATAAAAAATTATGGAAATTAAACCACTAGATTTAACATTACAACAATGGGTTAAAGACCATATAGAGTTTAGAGAATTCCTAGAGAAAAAGATGCGTGAGTATTGTATGTCTGAATTAAAGATAGATAAGTCTAGGTTTGGTGAAAAATAATTAGTATCTTTGTATTATGGAAACAGAAGAAATTTATAAAAAAGCATATAGTAGATATATCTCACCATCTATGTATGATAAGATGTTTAGTAATGGGTGGCGTTTTCAAGAGTTCCCATTCGGTGGAGGAAATAAAGATATTATACTTGCTAGAATTGAAGAATTATTGATAACTAAACAAGTTAAATGTGGTTATATGGCTACGTCAATACGAGGATATCATAACTACTATTATATATACAAAAAGAAATAAAATATGGAAATAATAGGTTATATAATCAATTTCATTGTTTTTGGGGTATTAATCCTTGCATGGATTGCTATGTGGACACATGATGATTCACGAATGACCGATGAACAACTCTATGGTATGAGTGCCGAAGAGTACTCCCGTAAGATGATGGGTGATGAAACCTATGAAAAATATTTAAATCAAGGTAAAGATGAAAAGAGTTTGGAGAAACCTAAGTCGGAGTAAACCACCAGTAAATGAAGAGGTCGAACTACAACATATGATTGTGGGTATCGGTGCACCAGAACGTGAGGGTTGGTTTAGCACTGGTAGGATGAGAGAGAGTGGTACATATAGTATATTACAAAATAAAAGTGGAACTGTAGATTACAGACCACCAACCCATTGGAGAGCAATTAAAACAGATTAAGATGAAAAACGATTTAGGAAAACGAATGAAAGAGAACTACGAGTATAGGACTAAATCCTATATTCCTAGACGAACATATACAATAATTAGATTAGATGGTAAAGCTTTTCACACCTTTACAAAAGGGTTTGAAAGACCATATGATACTAAGTTAATGGATGCAATGAATTATGCAACCAAGATGCTTTGTGAGAATGTACAAGGTTGTAAGTTGGGTTATACACAGTCTGATGAAATTAGTTTATTATTAACTGATTTTGATAAGATTGGTACTGATGCTTATTTAGATGGTGCTATTCAAAAGATAGTATCAATTACTGCATCTATGGCTACGGCATACTTCAATAGATACATGCTTGAAAATGATATTACTGCTAAATTGGCTTTCTTCGATAGTCGAGTGTTTAGTATTCCAGAAGCAACTGAAGTTGAAAACTATTTCATTTGGCGACAAGAGGATTGTGTTAGAAACTCAATTAGTATGACTGCACAGTCACTTTATAGTCACAAAGAACTACACGGTGTTAACACATCTGGTATGCAAGATTTATGTATGGAGAAGGGTGTTAATTGGAACGACCAACCCGATGGGTTTAAAAGGGGTCGTATGATTGTTAAAGAGCAATATGAAATCCAAGCATTTGACCTGGAGACTAGTGGTTTAGATAACAACCATAGACCAATTAATGTTGGTACTGCAATCAGAAATAGGTGGGCTATCAAACCAGCTACTTGGATTCTAAGAGATAGAGAAGAGTTTAGCGATTTAATACCAAAACGATAATGAATGTATTATCACTTTTCGATGGATTATCTGGTGGACAGATAGCATTACGTAACTTGGGTATTACACCCACTAATTACTATGCATCTGAAATAGACAAGTTCGCTATCAAGGTTACCCAACATAATTTTCCAAATACTATACAGCTTGGTGACATCACAAATATAGGTGTTGCCAAGCCTTTTATGGATTCTTGGATATATGATAAAACCACCATGGAAAAACTTCATAATATAGGTGGTGGTATCGATTTACTAATGGGTGGAAGCCCTTGCCAATCATTTAGTAAGGCTGGTGATGGCACTGGTTTTGATGGTAAGAGTAAGTTATTCTGGGAATACCTAAGAATACTTAAAGAGGTGAAACCTAAATACTTCTTACTAGAGAATGTAGTAATGAAAAAGGAGTGGGAAGATGTTATAACAGAGGCAATGGGTGTTGAACCCATCATGATTAACTCTAATCTTGTAAGTGCTCAAAATAGAAAACGATTATTCTGGACTAATATACCAAATGTAGAACAACCAGAAGATAGGGGTATCCTACTTAAAGACATTCTTGAGGACGATGCAGACCCTAAGTATGCTATTAGTGATTCTAAGATAGATAGAGTACTAAACTCTCAATGGGGTAAAGGTTTCTTCTATGATAAGTCACATGATAAGATTGGAACTGCAATTGCTGGTTATCATAAACTACCAACAGATGGTACATACATTGACCTGGGTTACCCAAGGAAGATAACACCAACAGAATTTGAAAAATTACAGACTGTACCAGTGGGATATACTGATTGTGTGAGTGATACACAACGCTATGCTATGGTGGGTAATGGGTGGACAATTGATGTTATAAGTCATATCTTAAAAAATATGGAATTGGGTTGATTAATTCAATTAATAGAACTATATTTGTTTAAACAACAAAATATGAATGTATTATCACTATTTGATGGGATGTCTTGTGGACAGATTGCGTTAGAAAGAATAGGAGTAAAAGTAGACAATTATTATTCAAGTGAGATTGATAAGCATGCTTTGAAAGTTACCGAAAAGAATTACCCAAATACAATACAAGTGGGTGATGTAAAAGAATTAAAGGGTAGTGATTTACCTAAGATTGATTTAATGATGGGTGGAAGCCCATGTCAAGGGTTTAGCTTTAGTGGTAAACAATTGAATTTCGATGACCCAAGGAGTAAGTTGTTCTTTGAATTTGTTAGATTAATAGATGAAATCAAACCTAAATACTTCTTACTAGAGAATGTGGTGATGAAGCAAGAGTTTCAAGATGTGATAACAGAAGCATTAGGTGTTGAACCTATTATGATTAATTCTCAATTGGTAAGTGCTCATCATAGAAAGAGGTTGTATTGGACTAACATTCCAAATATAGAGCAACCAGAAGATAAGGGTATTGGTTTAATAGATATACTTGAGGATGATGAAATGATAGGACCCTCAGCGATTAGAGGTCGAAGACTTAACAAGGCAACAATACTTGGTAGAAGACTAAATGAACGTGGTAAGAGGGATGATTATAATAAAGAGATACCTATTACCCAATGTCTTGAAGTAAGGGCATCAAATAGGACTAAATCAAACTGTTTAACAACAGTTGCCAAAGATAATGTATTAACAACAATGCCGATTGGGAGACACCCAGATGCGTTTAAAAAGGGTTTACCCTTTAGATATTATACAATAAAAGAATATTGCAGACTACAAACAGTGCCAGATGATTATTTTGAAGGTGTTGCAAGTGAAAATCAAGCCAGAAAAATGATTGGTAATGGTTGGACTGTAGATGTAATAGGACACATATTAAAAAACATGGAATTATGATTAATGATAAATCAGTATTTTTCTGGGGTGGTATCTGTAGCCAATGGTATCCTTCGGATTTTGAAATAAACGAAGAAAAATTTACATCTGCTGAACAGTATATGATGTATAAGAAAGCATTACTATTTGAAGATGAAGAAGTAGCCAATGCAATAATGAGAACCAACAACCCTAAAGACCAAAAAGCTTTAGGTAGAAAAGTGAGGGGATTTGATAAAGATGTATGGGAAGAAGTATGTCGTGAGTATGTTTACGAAGGTAATTATGCTAAATTCACACAAAACCCAGAGTTACTTGAAGAATTACTTAGCTATGGCGATAGAGAGATAGTAGAAGCTAGTCCAGAAGACCCAATTTGGGGTATTGGACTACATGAAAACGATAAAAGAGTCCTTGATAAAGAACAATGGTTAGGAACTAACTGGTTGGGTGAGGCAATAATGAGAGTGAGAGACGAATTAAACGCACATAAACCATAAGATATGAAACCAATACCATTTAAAGAACAAACAAACGTAGCAGCCGAAACACAAGATGAATATGGTGACTTACCATTTCTTGATATGAAGGGTAAAACGGGTACAATAGTATCTTGTTGGGGATTATCCGAAGAAGAAATAGCAGAGGTTGTTAAGACTGGTAAGATATGGGTTGGGTTAATGTGTTTTGGTAACCCATTAACACCAAGCCTTTTGACCGTTAATAAAACGGATTTATTTGAAACAACAACCATACCATGTACCTCTTGTGGTATTAACGATGTTGAAGGAATTGTTAATATGGTTGAGGATAACCTGGTTAATGAAAAAGAATGTAAAGATTGTGATAGTGTAAAATAAAGATTATGGAACAAAAACCTAAAGACAACTTCAGATTTAACTTTGGTGGGTTACCACCAAACAAGATATGGTTCACATCAGACCCACACTTTTTTCATACTAACATCATTAAATATACCGATAGACCATTTGATAATGTTGGTGAAATGAATATGGCGTTGGTTAGAAATTGGAATAATACGGTTAAAGATGATGACCTTATATTTTGCCTTGGGGATTTTGCCTTGGGGAAGAATCAAGAATGTAACGACCTACTTCAAGTATTAAATGGTCAGAAGGTTTTAATCATTGGTAATCATGAAAGAACGATTATGAAACACCCAGCAAATAGAGATATGTTTGATGGTGGTATCTATGAAAGACTAGAGATTAAGGTTAATGATGATGAGGTTTCAGATAACTTTCAACACTTAACACTTTCACATTACCCAATGATTACTTGGAATCATTCACATAGGGGTTCTTGGCAACTATTTGGACACGTACATGGTGTTTTGGATGGTAACCCTAAGTTATCACCAAACCAATTAGATGTAGGTGTTGATTCACATAACTTCACCCCCATTTCTTATCAAACAGTTAAGGAATTAATAACCATAGAAAATATAAATAGGGTTAAAATAACAAGAGTGAATAACCACAATAAAGATGATAATAGTAACAGTAACCGATGAACAAAGAGAAAGGGCGAGTAAGCTTTATGATTTTGAAGCATTAAATAATAGTATTACAAAGGGAGAGGGCAACGTTGTCGGCTCAATAGGTGAAATAGTCGTTTGTGATTATTTTGATGGTACACAAGCCAACACATATGATTATGATATAATCTTAAATAATAAAAAGATAGATGTTAAAACTAAAAAATATCAGAGTCATTTAGTACCACATATGGGTTGGAACTTAAACATACCAGTGTTTAACACAACTCAAGAGTGTGACCACTATTGTTTTGTTGTTGTATCTGATGACTTAAAAAAGGCTTGTATATTTGGTTTCATTAAAAAAGAAAACTTTTATAAAAGGGCAGTGTTAGGTAAGAAAGGTGAAGTAGACCCAAATGGTAATGGTGTGTGGAAGTTTAGGTCAGACTGTTATAATCTATCACCAAAAGAATTAAAGTTACCTAAAAAAATTGAACAAAATGGATAATTTAACAAAATGGGATAAGAAGTTTATTAGTCTGGTGGCGGAAGTAGCCTCTTGGTCTAAGGACACTAATAGGCAAGTAGGGTGTGTTATCGTAAATGATGATAAAGATGTACTTACACAAGGTTATAATGGTTTCCCAAGGGGTTCAGATGACGACAAAGACCCTAGACGTTATGAGAAACCAGCGAAATACATGTGGACTGAACACGCAGAACGAAATGCGATATATAATGCAGCTAGGTCTGGGACAATATTAAAGGGTGGAACACTCTATTGTAGTTTCTTCCCTTGTGTTGATTGTTGTAGGGCTACGATTCAAGTAGGGATAAAAAAAGTATATGCACCTAAACCAGATTTAAATCATAAAACATGGGGTGATGGGTGGATAGAAGGTATCATCATGTTAAAAGAATGTGGTGTTGAAATAATTTGGATATAAAAAATTAATTATGAGTGAAAAAAAAATGATATTATTAGGTGTTGCCAATGAAGGGGAACAGAACTTTGAATTAGCACTTGTTAAAGAGTGGGTAATCAATAAAACTACCTTGGTTGGTAATACTGTGTTCTTCGAAGTAGATGGCACATATTTTTCAGTAGATAGACAAAAATTTGATAACATAATAACAAAATAATATGGTATTACGAGCAATTAAAAACGCCTTTAAATTAAAGGAAAACAGAGGTTGGGATAGAATATACTTTGCAATTGATTTACATAGTACGGTGGTTAAACCAAACTACAGTACTGATTCAATTCCAACAGAGTTCTACCCACACTCAAAAGAGGTGTTACAAGCACTAACTAAGCGTGATGATATCGCACTTATTATGTGGACTTGTTCACACCCACACGAAATAGTTAAATACGTTAAGTTCTTCAAGGACATGGATATTGTATTTGACCATATAAATAAAAATCCAGAAGTTAAAACCGATGTTAATGGTTATGGTAACTATGATGATAAGCCTTATATGAGTGCAATCATTGATGATAAAGCTGGGTTTGATGCCGACACCGAATGGGAAGGTATAAAAGAATATTTTGAATTATGAAAAAATTTGTATTAACAACAAAGAGTGAAAGTGGTGACGATTATATTTATTTAATCGAACACAAAAAACAACCCACTATGAAAGAATTAGATAAATTCTTAATGATTAACGGTTGTGATATGGATGAAGAAAGGACATATGAAGATGTCGTACATCTAGAAGAAATAAAAGAATTTGAAACAATACCATCATGAAAAAAATAGTAGTATTTACGGGAGCTGGTGTATCAGCCGAATCGGATATCTCAACATATAGAGACATCACAGATGGTCTTTGGTATAACTATAAGGTTGAAGAAGTTGCAACCATTGAAGGTTGGAAGGCCGATAAAGAAAAGGTGTTGGAATTTCATAACATGCTTAGGGGTAAATTACATGATAAGAAACCTAACTTAGCACATACCTTAATTGGTGACCTGGAAGATGATTTTGAGGTAACAGTCATCACCCAAAATGTAGATGAACTACATGAAAAGGGTGGTTCTAAAAATGTACTTCATATCCACGGTGAGTTAATGAAGTGTAAAAGTAGTGTTGACCCAAGCTTATTTTATGATGCTAGGGGAAGTATCAATATAGGTGATAAGTGTGTTAAGGGGTCACAGTTAAGACCCGCCACTGTATTATTTGGTGAGTTCCCATACTTTATGCCAGAATCAATAAAAGCTTTAAAGAGATGTGATATCTTGATTATTGTTGGTACTGGGTTTGACATTCAATATACCACTGGTATGATTACTGAGGTTAAACAAAGTTGTAAAATATACTACGTAGACCCACAACCAGCTAAGTTTTTGGAGTCATATCCAAATTTGGGTGGTCGAATTAACTATGTTGAAAAACCAGCAACCACGGGGGTTCAAGAGGTGTTTGATGAAATATATGAAAAATTTGTAGGATAATAGAATTATTATTTGTATATTTGTAATCAACAATTTAAAATATAGTATTATGAAGCGATTAATTTTTATTATGGTGATGCTTATCACCTTTACAAGTCAAGCACAATTTAACTGGTTCGAGTGGAATCAAGATGAAGAATTTCTTTTAAATGTTTGGGTTGACCCCACATTTACAGATAAGGGTGAACAGTATGGTATTGGAGTCACCAAAGAACTTGGTGGTGGATGGGTATCTGCTGAAATCTCTTATTATGGAGCATTAGAACCTTATTACTTAGATTTGGTTGGTAGTGGTGGTGCAAACTTTCATTTATTTAGAAATGATGCAGTTAAATACTATGTAGGTGGTAGACTTGGTTGGATACATCGTGGAGATGGATATTCACCACACGCACTTATGGGTGTTACTGGTGGGTTTGATATAAAGATTAATGATATTATACGTGGCTTTCCCGATGTACGACTTGGGTTGAGGTATTGGGGTGATTTTAGAACCGACCAACACGAAGATTTCTTAGGTGGTACAGATGATAACCAATGGCGAGATAACGTTGGTGGTGTGGTAACATTTCCACTCAATTAAGATGAGAGATACAACAGATGGTAAAGTAATTATAAACAGTGATGATTGCTTTGGTCAATTAGGTACATTAACACACCTTAAAGATGGTGAAAAATTCACATTAAGACAATAGTTATGGGATGGATTAAAACATTTAAACGTGGTGATGGTGGTTACGATAGTTTCGATTGGAAAATATCTGATTCAATTGCCGTAGATTTTATTACAGTATTATTTGGAATCATCTTAGGTTTCATTCTTGGTATTATCATACCAATATTAATGTTATTCTTTTATGCTTGGAGTATTGATAGTCACCGTAGAAAACAATCCATAGTTGGGTTGGTGTGTTGTATACTTTGGGTATTGGATTTCATATTTGGTGGTCTTGCTTATAGTATGTGGGCACATGAGTATCCAAACTTCTTTTTATCTCTAGCTACCCTATTTTTAAGTATGGGAACTATATTTGTTGTGTTATTGAGGTTTGATGATTTCTTATTTGATATGTTTCAGTCTTTTAACTATCCAGTACTAACATCGTTGGTTTGGTTTGGTGCTATAATATTTTTCACCCACCCAATATTTAAGATATTATTAGAGTTTATTGGTGTAGCTAGTAAACCATTTATAACATTTTAATACTAGTTAAAGCTAAACATATTTGATTCTTTTTCTCTTCTTGAGGCGTGTCCACTATATGATACGGCTGTAGTTTTAATCTTTTCTTTTGCTTTGGTTAATTCATTATTTTTAACCAATTGAATGAACTTAGACTTTCTGAAGTTACCAATCCCCATATTATAAATCATTGATACCATTGCATCATACATTCCTTGGGTAATTTTAACATCCAATTTCTTAGTATCCCATTTATGTAGTATTCTATTAAGGGCATCACTGGCAACCTTAATATCTTTTGCTAATAAGGTTTCTGCTTGTTTATCATTTATTTTAGTCTCACCACTAACCATTTTTGTTTTACTTTTACGTTCCGAATGTCCCCAACCAATGGTGATTCTACCATCACCAATATCATATGCGGTTAAAACTGGTTCACCTTTTTTTCTGGCAGAACCTTCTTCATCTTTAATAAATTCAATAAGACTTTCACTAACATTTCTAATTTGTAAATTAGATTTAGGTGTTGTTGTTTCATCCTTTATTTTATTAATAACTTGGTTATCAAGTTCGATAACACTTGCTTTCACATCTGGTGGTAATTTGTTTAAAACCTTTTTAGTTTCACCAACATTAGAAAGCATTATAACCCCTAATCCTACGATAGCCATACTCAATACTTTTTTCTTAGTGTTTGTTGGAAGACCCTTAATTTTCTTATGTAACATAATTAAATAGTTTTTAGCTTTATCAAGCGTATTAACGCCCTCAATTGATTTATCTATGGTAACACCTATGTCATCCCAATTAACCTCGTTAGGGGTATCTGGATTAACCTTACCAGAGAAATCCTCAAGTAGTGTGTTTAGTTTATGAATATGATATGCGTTAACTAACATATGTTTGTTTTTAATATAAATATACGGGATTTATTCAAAAATATATCAGATAAGTTGATTTTTAAATTCTTTTGAACTATATTTGTTTAAACTAAATACAAACCATGGTAATAAACCACATTAAACCACCAAAAACCATTTGTACTATAACCGATGAGGGACATAGAGTCTTTCTAGCTGGTAGTATTGAAATGGGTAAAGCCGAAGACTGGCAACAAAAAATAACAGATACCTTACATAAGGATAAGTATAGACCATTTATAATATACAACCCAAGACGAGATGATTGGGACTCATCTTGGAAACAAGGTATGGAAGAACCACAATTTTATCAACAAGTAAATTGGGAGATGAACGCATTAGACAAATGTGATACCATCTTTATGTACTTTGATAAGAATACCAAATCACCAATCTCATTACTTGAATTAGGACTCTATGCGTCATCTAAAAAGATGGTAGTATGTTGTCCAGACGGTTTTTGGAGAAAGGGCAACGTGGTAGCTGTATGTGAGAAATACGGCATCCCAATGTATAATGACTTTGATGAAGCTACAGAAAGTTTAATCAAAAAGGTTAAAACGAGTGGTAAGCAATTATTAACCTAAGTTGCTTTATTGAAAAATTAGAACTATATTTGTTCAAACCAAAACCAAAAACTAAACATGAGCATATTAAAATTTGAATTAAAAAAAGAACACATTGAGTTGGTGAAGTACCTTAATTGGGATAATCTAAAGGATGGTACAATTAGTACAGAACCTTCAGAACCATTTGGTAGTAATAACTCGTATGATGATATGGGTATCATTTTATATGGTAAACCAGAAGATTTTGACCCATTTAATTATGATGGTGATGAAATAGGTAATCCATTTAAATGGTCTTTAGAGCAATTAGAAGAAATGGAAACGTTATTAAGTGAATTACCACAAGCCATCGAAGTGATATTAAATGCACAAACATTCGAACCTGGTATGTATAAAACCAGATATAACGATAAGTCTTGGAAAAAGATTAAATAGTGGGTTTTTTAACAACACTTAAGGCTGCTGTAGATGGTAATGAACCTGCGTTGGAAAAAATTCATGATAAAATATTTAATGTCGTAGATTTTAACTGTATGAGATTTAGCACATCCAAATTGGATGGTGAAGATAATATACAAGAATGCTACATTAAGATTATGAATAAACTTCACACCTTTAATGGTAGAAGTTATAAGTCATTAAACACATGGGTTAAACATATATGTGTTAACTATTCGATAGACCAGTATCGTAAGAAGAATAATATTATTTCTGGAGAAGATATTTCTGAATATATAAACCACTATTCAGATGAAGAAGAAACCGAAGCTAAAACATATTCTATTGATGATTTTATAGATGTTATTGATAGATTAGGTGATAAACAACGTATGATATTTAACCTATTCGTACTTGATGGTTTTAGTCATAAAGAAATAAGTGTGGAACTTAACATAAGTATTGATGCATCCAAAAGTGGTCTTTACTTAGCTAAAAAAAACCTAAGAAAGTTCTCAAAAACAAAACAACAAAAACTATGAAATTTAAACAATTAACAAGGGAAAACAAAAACTTTATTGCAAACACTTATCGTGATAATAATCTAAGTTGGCAAGAGAGAATTCGTTTATTAGAAGATTATTGTGGGGTAAATGAACGAACTGTTAGAAATTGGGTTAAGAAATTAAACCTTAAATTAACAGAAGTGGTGGATTCACCAGAACTTAAAAAGGCAAAGGATAAAAACTTTAATAAGGATGCAACCAGATTTATTGTTACTTGGGCACAAAATGATACACCAGTACATCTTAAATTCTTAAATAACATAGAACACTATGCTAAAGAAATAAATGCAGATATACATGTGATAGCTGGAAGGTATAAAAACCCAACATCTGTATTCACAGATTCGACACATGATAAATGGTCAGATGATGTGGTAGAATATTTAGATGCTGCTAGACATGATATTCATAAGTATGTTAGTATAATGTCTGATGTAAAGGTACAACCAACGGCAATAAACCCAATGACTGGATTACAAGGTATGTCTGGTGTTAATTCTTGTATTTTTGGCTCACCAAAGGTTCAATTAGAGATGATACCAGTGTTGGAAAAGGCAAAACCAAAGATGATGGTTACAACTGGTGCTTGTACTGTTTCAAACTATACAGATTCTAAGGCTGGTAAGAAGGGTGAATTCCACCACCAACTTGGTTTTGTTATTGTTGAGATAAAGGATGATAACATATTCTATATGCGACAAGTAACCGCAGATGATGATGGTAACTTTACTGATTTATATTACAATGTACAGTTTAAAGGTATAAGAGCACCTATAGAGTTTAGTGGTGAAACATTAATAGAGCAATTATTAAATAAAAGTGATTGGATTAAAAACCATTGTGGTTCTGAACCACTTATGTTATTAGGTAAGACTAAAATTAAAAAGGTTAAGAAGATAGCAGCTTGTATTCTTGGTGATATACATTATGGTCATCACGATAAAAAGGTGTTAAAGAAAACATATGAATTATTAGATAGGGTAATGCCAGAGCACGTTGTACTTCATGATGTATTTGATGGTGATTCAATATCACACCATGCAATGAAGGACCCCTTTATCCAATATGGTAAAGAAATGAACAATACCAACAACTTAGCTAACGAGGTTAACTTCATGATGAAGAAACTTAAAAAGTTTAAGAAATATGATAATGTGGTTATTGTTAGAAGTAATCATGATGATTTCTTGGATAGATGGCTTAAGTTGGGTGATTGGAAGAAACAACCAACCTATAAGAACTCACCATTATATATGGAATACAGTGGTATTCTACTTAAACAATATGCCGAAACACCAGAGGATGTTAAAGGTGTTATTCCAGAATTAATTAATAGAAAATTCCCTAAGTTTATAACACTTGGTAGGAGAGATTCATATAGGGTTAATGATTGGGAGTTAGGACAACATGGTGACTACGGTTCAAACGGTTCTAGAGGTTCATTAGTACAAATGAGAAAACTTAACACAAAAATTGTGGTAGGTCATTATCATAGTCCAGGTCGTAAAGATGGTGCATTAGCCGTTGGAACATCAACCAAATTAAGGGTTGGTTATAACCAAGGTCCAAGTTCTTGGGCACAATCACACGTAATTATACATGAAGATGGTAAAGCACAACATATCGTGTTTGTATCAGATGATGATGGTAATGTGAATTATACAACCTTTGAATGAAAATATTTAAAAAGGGTAGAATTGAATTAGGTGAAGGTCATATAATCCAATACACCTTATTCGAATGGAAACCATTGGGTGGTATTTGGTTTTACCACTGGAAGACAATAGACCAAAATAGATTTCACACACACGCCTTTAATAGTATAGCTACCACACTTAGTGGTGGTTATACTCAAGAGGTTATAAAGGATGGTGTAGTAACAAAAGAATATGTTAGTAAACTATTTAGACCAAGATTCTTACCAAGGAATTACTGTCATAGAATATTAGAAGCAAAACCAAATACCTGGACAATGGTAATGTTTGGTAGATGGATACCATATTGGTGGGAATATTTCTCTGATACAAAAACTTGGGTGAAATATACTTGGGGTCGAAAAGTGGTGGATAAACGAAATGGTGATGAAACAACAATACTTTAGACTATGAAATTTAAAACCAGAAAAGAAAGATTAAAACATAGACTAGAAAATGAAACCAATGGTGAAAATATTGATAAGTTGATGGAAATCTTTGAGTATTATGAACGTAACAATTTAAATACTATAGAAAAATTAAACAGACGAAAGAAGATATATACCAATGGTATTAATGGAGCATTGAGGGGTGCAATAACAGCTCATGGTCCTATTACTAAGTTACTTATAGGTAGTGCATCCAAACGAATATATGGTAGTCTTCTTAAAAGTGAGACTGAAGCCAAATACAGATTTTCACTTATTTCCTACATTTTAGGTATATTTTCTTTGTTAGTTGGATTATTTGTAGTATATTTGCTGTATTAATATGATAAAACAACAACAATTACATGAGGCAATTTTAAATGATACAGTTTTAAAGGATATGTATCAATACATAAATCATATCTACTCTGTCTCATTCCCAACAATTATTTATGAAATTGGTAGTAACACCATTACGTATAAATACAGTGAGGTGGTTGAATCGTTAGTTGGTAATGTTAAACATGTAATAAAACATAGAGAAAATCAAATAATAGGATATTATGAACGGTAAAGACTTAAAAAAGGATTCTTATGTAAAATGGGAAGCTAGAAGAATGTTAAAGGGGTGGAATACATTTGGGAAAGTAACCAACTTAACCAAGAAGGAAGTTACAATACTTACCTTTGATGATTTTAAAGAAACAACAATATCAAGAACTGGTGAAGCAGTTGATGATGAGATATATCTTGTTACTAAACAAGATGTTGAAGATAATCTATTGTTATCTCGTATCGAACTAGATGCCCAAATAGGTAAAGTAGAACTTGAAGCATTAAAAGAGGTGCGTGAGTTACAAAAAATAAAAAGAAAAATAACAGAATATATAGATGGAGAAGATAACTAAAATAACATACTTTGATTTTGATGGAACATCCGTTAAAACACAAATGCCAGACTCTGGTAAAATAATTTGGGAAAATGTTACTGGTAATGTTTGGCCTCACATTGGGTGGTGGTCTAAACCAGAATCACTAGATATTGAGGTATTTGAACACCCAGTTAATCCATTGGTAAAAGAGGCTAATGACATCCACAATGGTTGTGATGAAACCCTTACTGTTATGCTTACTGGTCGTAGAAAACACCTAGCAACGTTGGTTGAAGATTTATTGGATAAGTATGAATACAAATTCGATAGACACCAGTATAACTACGGTGGTTCTACAGAACAAAATAAGATAGACCAAATGAACAATGCACTTGAAGAATTTAAAAATGTTAAAACCATAACATTCTTTGATGATAGGTTAGAACACCTACCAATCTTTAAGGACTACTTAACATCATTGGTTGACAACGGTAGATTAGACACATTTAACCTTTACCATGTAGATGGTCAAGGTGAAATCAACGTATACTAATGGATACTAAAGAAAACTTAGTTAAACAACTCTTATCAGAGTGTAAGATATACACGGACAAACCAACGACAAAACTCGGTGGTCAAAGTGCTGGTATGACTTATTACCCAACAATCGTTGAGCATGAGAGTCTGGAAATTAAGTTTAGTATCAATTACCATAAGTCTATGTACAAGAATAGGGAATTGGGCTTAACTCTTATGGAGTTAGCCCTTTCTGAGATTATAAAATAAAATATGAATAAAATAGAAATAGGAGACATACTAGAAGGAACAATACATTTTAACAAATTTGGTTCTGCATATCTAGTAAGTAATAAATTAAAAAAAGACATCTACATACATAAAAATAACACTAATAAATCTATTCATTTAGATACTATTAGTCTTAGGGTTGTGAAAGGAGTAAATCGTTCAATAGAAGGTGTCGTTGAAGAAGTAATAGAACGGTTTAAAACAACATTCGTTGGTACAATACAAATTAATAATGGGTTTGGGTTTCTGGTTGCAGATTCCGATAAAATGCCATTTGATTTGTTTATTCCACAAATTAAATTAATGGGTGCAACCAACGGTCAAAAGGTGGTTGGTAGATTGGTTGATTGGCTTGATGGTATGAAAACACCAAACGGTGAAATCATTGAGATACTTGGTGATATTAACGATAACGATGTTCAAACAAATGCTATCGTTCACCAGTATGAATTACCAGGTGTGTTCGATGAAGATGTTAAAGCAGAGTCTGAAATGATATCTGATGTGATTACTGATGAAGATATTTCAAATAGGTTAGACCTAAGAGAGATATTAACATTTACAATTGACCCAGATACCGCAAAAGACTTTGATGATGCACTATCATACGAAGACTTACCAAATGGTGATATAAAGATTGGAATACATATAGCAGATGTTAGTCATTATGTGAGACCTGGAACTGCATTAGATAAAGAAGCATACGAAAGAGGAACATCCATCTATTTAACCGACACGGTTATTCCGATGCTCCCAGAGAGACTTTCTAATGGGATATGTTCACTAAGACCTAATGAAGATAAACTAACGTTCTCAGCCATCTTTACGTTCAATAAGAACTATGAGGTTATTGATGAATGGTTTGGTAGAACGGTAATACATTCTAACCATAGACTTACATATGGTGAGGCAGAAAATCTTATATTATTAAGTAAACCCACTAGTGATGATGAAATGGAAAGTGTGTTACCAGTAATAAATGATATTGCAAAGGAATTAAGGAGTATTAGAGATGATGATGGTGCAATTACATTTCAACGTGATGAATTAAAGTTCTTCACCAATGGAGCTGGTGAGTTGGATATAATGGTGAAACCAACATTAAGTTCTAATATTCTTATTGAAGAATTCATGCTACTAGCCAACAGAAGGGTTGGTAGATTATTAAAGAGTAAGAAGATTCCGACTGTTAATAGAATACACGAAGAACCTAATCCAGAGAAGCTTGGTGATGTTCAAAAATCACTTAAAGAGTTTGGATATAATGTTGATTTATTAAGTCCTAAAAACTTAAGGAGAAACATTAACAACTTATTAAGAGAAGTACATGGTAAGGATGATGAGCATTTGGTGAATAACCTATTGCTTAGGTCGATGCAAAAGGCAGTATATTCAACAGAACACGCAGGTCACTTTGGTTTGTCGTTTGATGATTATACACACTTTACATCACCAATTAGACGTTACCCAGATATCATGGTTCATAGAATACTTAATCGAGTGTTGGAAGGTAAAAGCCAACATAAGGAGAGTAAACTATCCACAAGATGTAATCACTTATCCAATATGGAAGTTAGAGCACAAAAAGCATCTAGGGAGTCTATCAAGTATAAGCAATGTGAGTACATGAAAGAAAGGGTTGGTAAACTATTTACTGGTGTTGTTTCATCAATAAACACACATGGGATATATGTTGAAATAGTAGGTGCAAACTGTGATGGTTTCATCAATACTTCATCATATTCTAAAGATGAATCATATACCATTAATTCAAATAAAGTATCTACAATTGGAAACGATAGTGGAAAGACAATTACATTAGGTGATAAGATACCAATTCTAATTAAAAGTGTAGACTTTGTAAGTAAAACTATCAACGTTAAGCATTTTAATTTAAAATAATACCAAATATAGTTGAAACTCTATTTTAATAGAACTATCTTTGTCATCAATAATAACTATAATAACATCCTTAACCTATATGAGAGTACTAAAAATCGGTAGTGGCTACACTATAAAAGAATCTGAAAGTTTAAAACAATATTTAAAGGATGTATCAAAAATACCTTTATTCGCATCATCTGATGCTGAAGCTGAATGTGCTCAAAGAGCATTTGGGGGTGATAAAAGGGCTATTGATGAATTAGTAAGTAGAAACCTAAGATTTGTTATTAGTGTTGCAAAACAACACAAGACCACCAACGTACTATTAGATGATTTAATCAACGAGGGTAATATAGGTTTGCTTGAAGCTGCTACCAAGTTTGACCCAAGTCATGGTAATAAATTTATATCCTTTGCCGTTTGGTATATTAGGAAAGATATCATGAAGTATGTATACACCCATGAAAGGGTTGTAAGGGTACCTCTCAACAAGTTAAACGCATTAAATATGCTTAATAATGAAATCTGTGCTGCCGAACAAGAAACTGGTGGTAAGGTATCTATGAGTGAAATTCAAGAAAGAGAAAATTTAAACCATTTAACAACATCTAAAATGTCAGATTTATTGGCATTAAGCACTAGTAATACCATGTCAATTGACACACCATTAACTGGTGGTGAATCAACAAGATATTCTGATGTGATGGAATCTAAGGAGTTTGATGATACTGATGGAAAGTTAATTAATGAACAACAATTAGATAGATTAAACCTATTGTTAGATAGGCTTGATTATGATACTGCTTTTGTTGTTAAGATGTACTATGGTATTGATTGTTTTTATCCTTTAAAACTAGAAGAAATAGGTGAAATCCTAGGTTTATGTAGTGAACGTGTTAGACAAATTAAAATCAGTGGACTTAAAAAACTTAAAGAATTAGGTAATGTGGTTGAGTTTAGAGATATGCTTTAGTGTTTTCTATAATTTTATAATATTTATTACTATAAAAGATATTTAAAATGGCAAAAAATACAATAAAAAGACTGGTTAGAGAATCACTATTTGGTGAGGTAGCAAAGAAGAAAGAAAAGAATCAATCCAAACTTAAGGGTAGTCAAGATAATAATGACAAAGAAAAGGGTAACGAAGTTAATCATGAGAAGAACACCAAAAAGGATTATACAGATGTTCAACACGCATTAGATAAGGATAGAAACCCTACGGGTCCTTCAAATGTTGGGATAATGAAAGCTATGGGTATTGAAGATGATGCTGGTGGTATCGCTAGGTCTTTATTTGGTAAGAAATTAAACCAAGATAAAAATGACCAAGGTGGTTTATATCAATTTGATGATACAGAATTGGCAACAATTAGAGGTCTTATACCAAAATAAAATACATAACATATATAATTAAATCACCTATCCAGGTGATTTTTTTTGTTTAAAAACTTGTATAACCCAATTATTAGTCTTATATTTGTGGTGATGAAAAAATTAGGTAAATATTTAATCGTTATCGGTCTGTTGTTTGGGTGTGAAGAATTCCCATCAACCTATACCAAAAAAACTATCAAAGAATATAATAAGATGGATAAACCAATCACCCTATTAGCCAAGGCTAAGGATGGAAATGGTTATTACTCTGTTACACTTCTTGATGGTAGTGGCGAAGCACACCAATTCAGTAGTATGAGTAGGTTCGCCAATGATATAGGTCAAACATACAAGAAAGGTGACACAATAAAACAATAAATTATGGGAATTAGTGTATGTCCTAGGATTATCCTAGGTGTTAATATGAGTTACTTAATCAGAACAAGGATTGAGAAAGAAGAGTTTGAAATCCACGATGAGCGAGGACAAAAAACTGGTAATATTGGTGTAGATAAAAAAACCTTCTACGATATTGATTATAAAGGTGGAACTTTAACCACTGGTGATGCTACTGGTGAAGGTCTATATACTGATGAAATCTGTGATTTAATTAATGTACCAGAAGAACCAAATGAAAACAAATTAGGTGTCTTCCAAACTGATTACGAAGAAGAAAATACACCAGATAATTTAATATTAGGTGTTAAATTAATAGAAGGAGACGATGCCATGTATGGTAGCACTACTGATATTCTAAATACTGATAAATTAGCTAGGGACATTGAACAGTTAAAGAAAACACTTAAAGATGACTTTAATTGTGATATCATACCTTCATTATATCTTAATACAAATGTTGGATAATGGAAACATTAAAATTTCATAACCCACAACTAAGTAACTTCTTAATTGAAGCGAAAGAAAATGAGTACCCAATGTCTAAAACGGATATTGGGCATAACTCAATAACATTTGTTATGAATGAATACACCCAATTCACCTTCACATATTATGATAATAAGGTGGCTAGGGATGAAGACTTTGAACAATTTAAAAATTACTCATTAACATGACACAATTACCAGCTTTAATAGCAATTGGTACATTACTATATATGACCATTGTAAATAAGGAGATTAAAATACTATATTTAATCTCTGCAATATGTGGTGGAATCGTTGCTATTGGTAGTACCATTAAAGTTTTTAGTGGTGGTATGGTTATATTCTACGTTATTGGTAGTATATTCTGGATAATTTTTACATATTTTATATTTAAACAATGGAAGAAATCCGTTTAAGTGTAACAAAACATAGATAAAGAGTACAATTTTAATAAAAAATATGTTAAAATATTATGGAATTAATAACTTTTTGGTTATAACATAGTTTTAAGATATTTATAACAATATAGTATTATGGATATAATGAACATATTAATAGTGATAATCATAATATTGGTGGTTGCGTTAATAGTTATTCCACCAATAGTTAAGAATAACATAACCTTAAATACAACACTTAGCTTATCGTTGGTTGTTGCTTGTGGGTCGTTATCGGTTCTATTAGCAACTAGGGGTAATTGGTTTGGTTGTGCATTATGGGCTGTTTATTCGGTCTTATTTGTTACCAGAATGGTTAATCATAGGTCATGTAGATTAAAAACTAAAGATATTGAAAAACGATTAGAGAAACTAATTGAAAAAGAGAATCTAGATAAAAAATAACATATTATGTATAGTCTTATTTTATTCATCACCATCACGGTGATTGAAACAATTTTTGTTTTATGGAAATGGTCCGACATTAGAGACTACCAAAACATCGCAACAGATGTTGCCTCGGTTACCAACTTAGATAAACAAACTAAGTATAAGAAGATAACTAAAATCTTCGGTAACCTATTAAACAACTTCAGAAAATTTCTTATTATACCAATAATTTTAATCCTATTGGTTAACTTTATTGCCTCAACAATCGTTGGGTCATTGATTCATTTGGTGGTTTATTTAATTTCTTTGATTTAAATTAGGTAGTGTCATTTATTTTTTATATCTTTGTAATATGAAAAACATAACTAGAAATACAATTAAGGTAAACGTTCCACTTCCAAGGAAAGATTTTTTAAAGTGGGAAGATGAACAACAAACCCTTAGTGTTCAAACTGAATTTAATGGTGACACTAATAACTTCACATTTAGATTAACAATACCTAAATTCGTTTACGATAAGGTTAAGGACACAGATTCTGGTTACTACACAAACCCACTAAAGGTTGAAGCTTGGGAAACCAAAGAAAAGAAATTTACAAAAACAATGTCATATAGTCAATTGGGTTATTTACTAACACAACTAACAGACTTATGTGTCTATGCTATGTCATTAGCAGAGAGAGAAGAAGCTAAGACTGAAAAGTATATTGCTATTAACTTCGTTCATGGTAATCTACAAAGAAAGGATGATTTTAACTTTGCATCGATGGGAAAACAAACCCAAAACAGTTTTCAATTCTTTACAGTATATAAGATAATTAAATCCCCACATTCACTTGATAGATACAATTACAAATCTGATGTTAGAATCGGAAGTAAGATGGAAACCAATAAAAATGCTAATAATAAGAAATGGCATTACTATGGTGTGGGTACAGTTGAACGATTTAAACTAGTTAGATGGACTCAAGAAAGAGAAGACTTCTTAACTAAGGTTCAAACTAAGTTTGTAGATATGAATGATTCACTAGATGTGTTTCTTGGTAATATCACAGATGATAAAATAGAAGAACTAATGACTAATAGTCCAAAATTTTTACTAGAAAACTAATGGAAAAAACGACAACACAAAGAGGTTTTGATATCACAAATTTCAAAGACCTATACGACAATGACTGTTCACTACAAGAGTCTAGCCTAGCAACACAAGCTGCTATTTGGTTAGGTATCAGTCGTCCAACCCCAAAGATTATGGCCTCACAAGCTAAACAATTTGGTGTTGAAACAGATGAAACAACTGGTTGGGTAGAATATCCAATTCCAGAAGAGGTTTTAATATCCACTAGGATGCATTTATCTGTTGACCTGGCTAAAGAACTTATAACAGAATTAGAAACCTTTGTAAAAGAAAACGAATAATGACAGAAGAAGATATTAAATTACAATACGAAGACTTTAAGTTGAATAATAAACTTACCTATGAGACATTGGGGAAGCTATTATTTGATGCTAAGGTTGTTAGAATAGACAATGACTATGTTGAAAGTTATAACTATGCTGGTAAACACCCAACGGTAGATAACTACTCTATGTTGGTAAAAACTAATGATGTTGAACGAATTCAAGTGGTTTATAAGTCATTTAAAGGTGAGTACTATGTATGTACTGAACCACTACATGATTTGTTCATTGATAAGATAATCATTGAAAATAGAATAGCCAAAGCTGAGCACATACATAATGGGGTTAAAGAAAAGTTGGTACAATATATAGAAAACCAATAAAAAACTTGTGAGTAACAATTAAAAGAACTATATTTGCTAAACAATAACGAACTTTAATATAATAATTATGAATGAAATAGGTGGTAGTATAATTTTTTTTCTTGGGGCATTCGGTCTCATGTGGGTAATCAGTGCTGGTCTTAGAAGCACATATCAAATTACAGATTACAATGCAAAAACACAAATAGAACGAGTTGTGGGTACTAAAGAGTATAAAATACTTGATAGAAGTAACAATTCAATATGGGTTGGGTCACCTGGTGATGTAACTTACAATCTTGAACTACCAAGTGGTGAAGTAGTATCTTGTCGATGTACAGATAGTTTCTTCCAACCATTAATTTGTAGAAAATATCAATAATTATGGGAAAATATGTAAATGTAATTGGTGGAGAAGTAATTGGTGCATCCTTTAGAGATAAAGTACAAGCATTAATTGGGGGTGGTGCAAAAGAAACCACGGGTGATAAATTTGAAGAAAACTTGGTTTGTGTCGTAGATAATGGATTCTTCGCTGCAGCAGGTTATGCTTATAACGAATCAGAGTATGAAGAATTTAGTGACCCAGATGACCCAAGACCAAAAAGATGGTTCACACTTGATGATGTTGAAAACATAGCCAAATAATAACATAAAAAAATAAAACATGAGTCATTTTGCAGTATTAGTAATAGGAGAAAATATTGAGGGTCAATTAGCACCATACCAAGAGAGTATGGATGATAACTCCAATGAAGAATATTTTGAATTTCATGACCTTACACCAGAGTATAAAGAAGATTATGAAACTGGAACATCTAGTGAGTTTTATTGTTCTAGTAATTCTTCTTGGGGTCAAGAAATTACCGAAGACTTATTTAAAACACTTGAAGATGCCGTAGTTGGTAGACGAATAATCCATACGGTTGAAAAATCAATGGGTTTAGGTAGTTACTATAAACTTAATGGAAACTACAGAGGTTATTACCCATTACCCGAAAACAAAAGATGTGAGGGTGATGTATGGTTTAAGGTAACCAAAATCATAGAATCTACACACCCAACTGAAGGTGTGTGTTTTGATGGTGTAATTCAAGTTCAAAAGATTGACCCACCAAAAGAACTTCCCAATAAAGATGCATATACAACATTTGAAGAGTTTTGTCTTGACTACTGTGGTAGTGAACCAGAAGAAGATGGTAGATATGGTTATATGACAAACCCAAATGCTAAATGGGATTGGTTTCAAATTGGTGGTAGATACAGAGATAGACTTAAAATGAAACAACCAGAGTTAGCCTTGAAAGGTGGGGGTATGGAGGCATTCCCGACACTTTATCGTGAATCAACAGATGGTTATGGGGATGTGGGTTTAAAATCCGACATTGATTTCGATGCAATGCATGGTAACCAAAAAGACTATGATGAAGCAATTCGTTTCTGGGAAATGAAAATAGATGGTTCTGAACCAACTACACCAGAAGAAGAAGAACAAATGAAATTTTCTTACTATAAAGATGCTTACTACACTGATAGATACAAAACCAAAGAGGTTTACGCTAAGTGTATGGCTAATTTCACGATGTGGGCTATTTTAAAAGATGGTAAATGGTATGAGAAAGGTGAGATGGGTATGTTTGGTATGTCTGGTGAGTCTGGTGATGAAGCATTAGAATGGGAACTTAACTTCTATGATACATTCATAGCACCATTAGACGATAATACATTAATAACAGTTGTAGACTGTCACATATAAATGGATATACCCAAAGTAAATCAAAGAATAAGAAATGTTGAGGAAGAAATAGAAAATCAATATGTGTATGATATATACAGAACTGAAATCTATGAAACCTTTAGCGATAAAGCCCATACTAATGGGTGGAAACTATCCTTACAAGGTCATACAACCAAAGATGGTCTATTCCTATATCATAGGCTTATAGACTTCTTAGATGAGACCCAAACGGCTTATAAATTAGCAACAGTTAGAAGGTATAATCATACGAAGGACTTTAAACCAACGGAACAATCCAAAAAGGGTATGACCATCTATATCAGAAATGATTGGGATACAATGCTCTTCGCAGAAGAGATATACAAACGAATTAAAGACTATAAAGGTTGGCAAGATATTCCAACCCCAACGTCTTATGAGCACTACGCAGGTGCTGTCTATATTAGAAATGATAGAGACGAAAATGGCGAATATATAAGAGCAAATTAATAATAAAAAACAAGAAATTATGAGTGGAACAAAAATTACGGTAATAGCAGTAATAGGGGTGGTTGGAATAATTCTATCACTAATGTTTGGGATTCCCAAATATAATGTATGGCAATCTAAAATAGCAATTGAAACTGCCCAAAACAATGGTAAGGCTCAAATGGCTCAAGCCGAAGAAAACCGTAAGATTGCAGTGTTAGAAGCACAAGCAAACCTGGAAGTGGAAACACTTAATGGTCAAGCCGAAGTTGAAAGAGCAACCTATATGGCACAAGCTATTGAAATAGAGAATGGTAAACTTACCACTAAATATATTCAATATCTATGGGTTAGAAATATCGATAAAATGGATGGTGATGTAATCTATATCCCAACCGAAGCTAATCTTCCAATATTGGAAGCAACAAAGAAAAACCAATAGTCATGAGAGGTATATTAGGACTAGTATTAATGGTAGTGGGGTTGATTGGGGCTGGATACATCGCAATTTGGTGGGGTATCGTACAACCAATAATGACAATAGCAGAAGCTATTGATACAGACACAGTTTCGGCAACGTTGATTGGAAAAGAAGTGATTAAGTTCTTCTTAAAAGAGGTGGTAGCTGGAATATGGTTTTATGTATTTGTTATCTGGGGATATACAAGATTATTAAAATAATGAAGTATTTACCATTTTTAATACCATCAATACTACTTGCTCTAGGGACTGTGTGGTTAGCCTATAATGGGATAAATGGATGGGGTTGGTTACTATTTGGAGCAATAATACTGTTCCCAACAATTAAAAGTGATTCAGATGATGAATAATATATAAAAAAAAAACAATTATGGATACAACAATAACAGAAAGAGAAATTATCATAAACGAAGATTTAGAGTTTGGTGATATTAGTACGTGGGGAGACCCAATAGAAAATTTAGTTAAGACTTTTAGAGGGTCTAACATCGTTAGAACGGTAGTAAGTGGTAAATATACCCACTATACCTTTATTGAGTACCTAAAGATGGCTTATGATAACCATAAGGGTTTGATTATTAAGCCAGATTTCATTTGGCATACGGTTCTTTATGAATTGTCTCAACTAATCATTGCAGACCCAGAAAAATATCGTGATTTCTTTACAACCACAGAGGGTAAACAAAAAATTACTGTACCAACTAATGACCCACAATTAATTGATTTACAACTAATCATAGATATTCTACACGAACTAGTGCCAACAGACACACGTGATTATTTATTAGATTTTTCAACAACAGATGAATTATCTAAGATGGCGATTAATGCAGCTTTTTGTGAAGCAGTATCACCGTTTTATGATTATGGTATGTTCATGTGTGGTATCCCCAAGATGAAGATACTTGGTACTGAAGAAGATTGGGACAAGATAAAAACTTCATGTGAAAACCTAAAAGAAACATTCAGTGACCATACATCATATTTTGATGGTGTAATTAATTTGGTTGATAAGTTTAATGATGGTACAGATATAGAATATTTGGGTCAAATATTTAATAGCCAACGAGAAGGTTCTGGAAGTAAATTACACATTGATGGTTGGGTTAAAGATTTGTTCGCAGATAAAACCCACACCAAGTATAAAGAAATGCCAAGGCAATTGTCTAGTGTTAAGTATGAATTTCTTAATACTGGTCAAAACTTTAAACTACATTGTGGTCTGTTTTCTTCTAACTTAGAAGATGACTATTTAGTACCAGAATACGGATATCTAATAGAAGAATTATAATAATTTAAAAAACATTTAATTATGAAAACACAAGAGGAAAAAGATTTAATGATTCAAAGACTAAGTGATGAACGAGATTCAACACCAGAGTATAGTTTTTTCAATGAGAATAATTGGATAAAACTTGATGCCAAGATTGATATAATTAGTGGTGATATGTCCTTAGAGGATTTTGATGAGGGTGATTGGGAAGAAATGGATGATGTTAACATGGCGTTTCGAGCAGCAGAAGAAGCTGAAGATTGGTTAAATGGGGACTTAGATGATGAAGACCTATAGTCATGGGTTTTTTCACTAAGAGAAGTAAAGAGAAAATATGCAGTGAAACCAAGAAACACCGATATAATTCGGAAGCACAAGCTGTAAGGGCTATCAATAATTATGACAAACTAAAAAGGTCATACTATTGTGAACATTGTGATGGATTCCATAACACCAGTGCATCGATAACAGATGTACTTGAACATGGTCAATTATCACTTGAAGAAGAAAATAGACTATTAAAAATTAAGGTTAATGAAATCGTTAAACGTAATGATATGTTAATCGAGAAAAGTCGTAATCAAAAACATGCATTGGCAACTGCCAATCTTAAGATTAAATCAATGAATGCTGGGTTTAAACCTGGTGATAAGTGTTAAAATAAACAATATGAAAGGATTATTTAACGTAGACGATTATAATGACTGGTTTAATGACAAAGGTAAAAAAACCGAATCATACGCAAACCCAGGTATCTTCCTAAGATTAGATAAGTTATCTGATGACCTAATATTTGATTACTTTAGAGAATGTAGGGTTGATGATGTTGAGAACCTAATGTATGGTCAATATAAAGAAGAATTTAATAAATTCCGAACTGACATAAGAGCAGATTGGAGAGATAAACTAGATAAAAAAGAATAGAAATTATGAGTGGAACAAAAATTACAGTAAAGAAAAAAGACCTTATCACTAAGATTAAGGAGAACAAAGCATTACATGTTGAAGAATTCAATCAAGCAGTTGTTGATTATAAAGTAGAAGCATTAAGACAACTTAATGAACAAATCAGTGAGGTTGCAAATGGTGGGCTTGAGGCAAAATTAGACTTGGTAACACCAATTGATAACTCTTCAGAGTATGATGACCTTATCGATATGTTTGGTTGGACAACCAAAAAAGAGATTGAGTTAGAAAAGCATGAGTATAATCAATATATTAAGGATGATACCCAATCATCTATTCATGCTAAATTTCAAAACACCTTTTATTCTTCAACACACTAAGACATGGAAAAGTTTTTAGAAATTAAAGAAGCAACCACCAAACTCCTTACTACTAAGTTAAAGGAACTGATGGTTCAAGATATTAAATACCTAATGGTTGGTAAGTTAACCAGTGTTAAGGTAATAGGTGTAAGCCTAGGTGATGTTGTTACCCACTTAGAAGAACTGGGTTTTACAGAGTCTAGAGACCTTGAATCAAATGGTTGGCAAATGGACTTCTGGATGCAATTCACCAATGGTGATGTAACATATGACCTGGGTGGTAGTGGTTACTACGGTAACGCTATATCAATCGAACTTAATACTGATAAAGATGAGTGAGACCGTACATTATAGGGGAACACTAACTAAGGTTGATACCAAAGGTAAGACCGTTAACGAGTACGCTACAGAGTTTATAGACTCAAAAGGTATTGGTGTGGATGATTATTATGATAGTCCAGTAGAACATCTGGTAGACGATTTCTATGAAATATTCTATTATCATAAACCATCAAAGACCTTGTATCTGATTAAAAGACAAAGGGTTGAAATTGATGAAGACATCATCAAAGCTGAACGATTAGATAGTGGTGTCATTGAATTTGAACTAAAGTATTATAACGGTGGAGCTGGGTTTGAAGAATGCCTAGATGAAGCAATAGAAAATATGCAATAATGGATAAAGAGAAACTATTTCAAGACGTTAAATTCCCATTACATTGGGGTTGTGAAGAATATAAAATGTATATATTTGATGCCGATGATGAAATGGTTGCAATGACCTATTATGATGTATTAGATGCAACAGCTACGTATCACCCATTTGAGAAATTGATTGGTGAATACAAGGATGTGGAAGAACCACCAAATGCCAAATATGCACATACCAAAGGGGATTATTACGATAAGGGTATTTCAGACGAACCAATTGGTTGTGTTAGGGGTTGGGGTCATATCTCCAACAAGTATAGAAAGAATATAACAGAGGCAGAAAATCGCCAAGATAATATTGGGGAATATATATTCCTCGTAATAAATTCATAATGACCGAAGAAAAGGCAAGAAGAATACTTGATAAACATGATAAGTTTGTCGTTAAACACGGACTTAAGATTAGATACTTCATCAATGGATTTGTATGTGGTGTTATGATGTGTGTTGTTATGTTGGTAATAGGTACAATTTTAAAACAATAATATAATGGGTAAAAAAATACATAATGTAGATTGGGTAAATTCATCAAATGGATGTATCGGTATAGTATTATACGAAAACGAATATGGTGATAAGTTCGCCTATGTTAAACAAGTAAAGGGTCAAGACGAAGCTACTGATGTAGATGACGTTATCGATTGGGGTGGTAAAATACACCCACACCAAGCAAAAAGAATAAGTGAATTTTTAAATACAGAAGAAGATGCATAAAATATATGGGGAAAATGATGGTGAACTAGAGGGTCAACCAATGTCTGAATCAATGGGTAATGACATAGAAGCAAAGTTTATAAATGAAATGTGTAATATGATAATTAATACATTAGATATTAATTATAATGATAGACGAATATTTTGGGCATTATTTAAAGGTGTTTTTAATGATAAGTTAGATAATCGAGGTAAAAATAACCCAGGTCTTCTACAACAATATGAAGCATATGTTTTAGATAAGTCTTCTGAAAGGATTATTGGTTTTTTAGAATTGGGTGATGTGAAGGTTAACCATTCCCACGCAACACATGCCAAGTTTGCAGACATAATTAAAGCTATTGAAGATAAGTTTGCAGAACCAGTAATAGAAGAACCTAATGTTGTGGATTATAGAGATGAAACTAAGAATTGTAAATGTAGTGGTGATGGTTGGACAGAACATTCTCCAGGTCAAATAAGAACTTGCACTTGTAAAAGAAAAGAAGAACCAACTAGTATACCAGACTTAATCAAAACGTATAAAGGTAGAATCAACGAGATTAACGAATTGATAGAAGATGGTGGTATGAATGAACATCTTATATATGAAACAGAACGTGCTACTCTTGAAGCTGTTGTTAACAATCTATCTAGTTGGTTGGTGTATCACTACTAAGAATGAGTAATAGTAAACGTTATCGACTGCATAGAAAGGTAAGAGATGAAGGGTATAGGGTTGATGCTTATATCAGAACAGTATATACCCCTTGGAATAGTGTAACAGTAACAGATAGTGTGAGGACCCTTATGGATATCTATCACTACTCACTTCAAACAGAAATAGTATAAATTATGACAAAGACATTTACAATAGAAAAAAAACAAATTGAATCCTATAAGATTCGTAATACCGATGGTGGATTTGCTTGGGCAGATATTACAATTGATGATAGTGGTGGTAAGAACGCTGGAAGAATACAAATAGCATCTGACTATGGTCAATGGCAAAACTATTGGGGGGCTTGTGGTACACCATTTAAGAAATTCTTAGGTCAATTAGATATCCATTATGCTGCTGGTAAGTTTGGTACTGGAAACCATTTTGACCACGATGCAACCATCAAAAATCTAGAAAATAGGGTTGATGAATATAGTGAAGATTATCCAGAGCTTAAATCTGTTCTATTAGAAGAATTAGATGTGTTAAGGGATGCATATAACATGAATGAGTTTGAAGCACAAATGTGGAATTGTGATAACATACTAAGTATGGAAGGTCACCAACCAGATATCATTAAATGTGTCGAACCAGGTTTCAGACGATTCTGGGAAGAAATTTGGCCAAGTTTTATTGAACACTTAAATACAGAAGATGAATAAATATGAAGGTTCAAGGTTAGAAGCAATACACTCATTTGTTGTAATGCCAAAGGATTGTAACTTCAACAACAACACCGATAATAACGATAAGAACGATATACTGTTCGGTGGTACGTTAATGTATAACATAGACTATTCTGGTGCTAAAATTGCCAGAAGAGCAACCTATGGTGTTGACTGTGATATGATTGTTACTGCATCTATGGATAGACTTAACTTTGAGAAACCAGCTTTCTTAGGTGATATTATTACAATGGTGGCAACTATCAAATCTCTAGGCACTAGTTCAATTAGTATAAGAGTTAAGGTAACAAGAGAAAGCCCAGTTGGTGATATGGAACAAATATGTTCTGCTAATATGACTTTCGTTACAATGAAACAAGGAAGACCAACACCACATAAATTAAGTTTTAACAATTTAACATAAACAATATGGCACTACATAGACCAGATTATACAATGGAAAATGCACGTAAGGTGGTTGAAAACCTTGGTGATTCAGAAGAACATGAGGCTATTAAATATTATATCAAGAAAACAAAGGAGTGGACTGATAAGCAAGAGGTTAAATTAAAAGAATATGAATCATTCTTTAACTTAATGAAGAAGCTTTTACCAAGAAGCTTTAGCACTAATAGACCACTAATATAATGGATAAGAAAGATATTAAAAATGGAAACCTGGTGTTTGATAGAGATTCTGACACATACTGTAGAATCCAAGATGTTGGTAATGCAATAGAAAAGGGTGATAGAAATGAACATAATCTAAATAAAGAAGAATTATCATACAGTATTGTAGAGATTATTAGTGGTAAGGTACATGATGGTATATGTGAAAATTCTGGTATGACCGCACAATTTTTAAGACTTGTATCCAAACAAGAGGTTTCTATGGCATTTGAAAGACTACAAGCAAAATGTACAATAAAACTAGGTAAAGCTAAACGAAATCTACTCGATATCGAAGCTACAATTTTTGAATTTAATAATAAACTATAATATGGATAAAGTGTTAGGAATGTACGAAGTAACAACAACAAAATATAAGAGGTATTTTGTTATGGCAAATGGATATGATGATGCCAAAGATAAAGTAGAAAATAGAATACTAGATGACGACACTGGTGGTAGTATATTAGATTCTGATGGTTCACTTAAAAGTGGATACACTTTAGATGTGGTTAATAATATTAAATGTATAGGGGATGACTTTATACGATAAAAGATAAAAATTATGGATAAATTTGACAAATTAGTAAAAGAACTAAACGACCTACAGATTCACCAACAAAGTGGTGACTGGGCTGAAGACTTACCAGAAGAAATCTGGAATGAACACTTTAAAGATAATCATAACTTTGTTAAGTATGGACTGGACGTGGATAAACATCGATGGTATGAACTATCAACACAAGTTGTTGAAATATATGGTAGACTATTAGGTGTAACATCAGTAACAGATACATCTGGTAATGGTGATGTTGGGGATAATTACCATCACCTATACTTTAGAGAAATGGAAGAATTTACAACCATATCATATAAAGATAAAAAATAAATAAGGATTATTTGGTAATACCAAATAAAAGTTATATATTTGCTAAACATAATATAAATTAAAACTAAAACAAATGAAAACATTTTTAACACTAATTATGATACTTTTAGTATCAACAGTGACATTATCACAAAGTTCATCAGTATTTGATGAAGTACTAGACACTGGTCAAGACCTTATCGGACTATCAAACTTAGCCGATATTGACACGATTAAAGACCTCTTTATTCATTATACCAAAGAAGCAATTGAAGGGTCTAAGGATGCCGTTTCTAGTGGTGTAACACTTGTAGAGGATGCAGTTAATATGCTTATAGAAGAAAGTACCATTGTTGTTAGACAATTTATAATCTTTACTGCCATTAGCTTTGCAATCCCATTAGTATTTGGATTCCTATTACTATGGTTTGGTTTTAAGAAAGTATCAAAATACTTCGTGACCCCACAATTGGTGGCAACACAATTTAATGAAGAAGCAGATAAAGAAGAAGTTGAATGGAGAAAAGAAAATAAATATATCCTATATATGGGTAACTACTTTAGAAACAAGTTAACACTAATAGGTTTTAAAACCACACAATTTGGAATATATGCATGTGGTGGACTATTAATTGGTGCGAACCTTATGTCCTTTATTAAGGTGACATTCTTTAGTAAATTGTATTTAGTTGAATTATTAACTCAATACCTATAAAAAATGTCTAGAACATCAAATAAACTATATAAGCACAAAAATGATGTGTTGAATAGAAAAGAAGAAAGTGTTGGTGTTGCCAACAAAGAAGAACTATTACTTCTTTCTGCACCAAAAGAAACTGATATTGTGTTTGATTCTTTACACATTAGAAGTCTAAGTGACTTTGCAGCAGAACAAATGAAAGATACTATCGAAATAGATACTGTATCTAAATTGTATAATGGGGCTGAAACCTTTAAAGGGTCACACCTTAAGACAATCTGTAATAAATACTTCCTAGCAGTTGTATCTATTGATACTTTCAAAGGTATATTTCCAGACGATGCTGCCAAAGCAATCCTAGACTTCACAAAGGCTAATAAGTCTACTATGTTATCAACTAGTAGATTATACATCATGACCCATAAAAAGTGGTTTAGAAAGTCTATGAGTGATAAACTAATCAAAGATGCTTTCATTATCTTTTATAAAGAAAATAATAACGATGAGAGAGGAAATGGTATGTATATAATGGATGATAGTAATGCAACCCAAATTTATTCATCGGGTAATGACTTCTCTGAGTTTAATAAGGTTACTAAGTATTTTACACTTGAGGGGTTTTGGAATGAATCAGACCTAGCAGTAGGATATGCAAATTATGCAATGATATTCATATATACAATACTAATGTTTTTTGCTATATATAATACATCATTTGGTGCTATTTTAATAATCAACCTAGTGTTTTTATTTGGTGCAATAAGGTTTAATTTTAAAGCCGAGTATAAAAAATATTGGAATTCAATCCCTAAAGAAAGAGGTTATGATGAAGTATCTTAACATATCAACAATACTTATATTGGTTGTAGTAGCAACCATCGCACTACCTTGGTATCTAGCACCAAACGAACCTTACTACGATATTGTAGATACAAAAGAATATCTATCATTTGAGGATGCAAATTCTCTTCTTGTGAAACCACTAAATGAAGATAATGATTATTATTATACAGAATCTAGAACTTATGAGAAAAAAAGAGGTAAGTTTCCATTTGTGTATGATAAGAAACAAATAACAAAAACACCAAGGTCTTATTGGTCAAGTAGTAAGAAATAAATTATGGAAAATTATTATCTGTTTGGAGTAGACGGTTCAATGAATAAATTGGTTAAAACACCAGAGGAAATGTTAGAGTTCTTTAGTATAAATAATATACCAAAGATTTATAAACATCAATATTTCCAACTGGTGTTAACTGACCAATTAAACAATCTTATGGATTTAGGATTACTTGGTGGTGATAGAGTACCAGATGAAAAAATAATTGGTGCTGAGAACCTAAAAAACATTATAGAAGAACACCTAGACTATACACTAGGTGAAGATGTTGTTGATGGTTTAAAAGCTGAACTAGAGGTTAAATGGCAAGTTACATTTAATGACGAAGATATACCACAAGAGATACTAGATAAGACAAACGAAATGTTTGATGACTTAAATATAGAAACGGAAGAAGAGATTGTTCCACCAAAAATGTTCCCATAATGATACTAATAGAATTAGCGGCTGAATTAATGATGGCTGGTGCTGAATCAAAATCTAAAGGTGGATGTATATTCGCAGTGATTATACTTCTCCTAACAATAGGTGGGTGCATATTATATTTCAATTATGTTGAATAATATTTGGTAGTTAAATTTATTTGACCTATATTTGTAATCTAAAATAAAAACATATGGATTTTACAGTAAATAAAAGAGGTCAATATTATAGGTGACATTAGAGAAAGCAGAAAAACTATTAGAAGAACTAATTAAATTAAGAAAATAAAATGGAAGCAATAGAAAACTATAATAAAAAAGAATTCTTAGCAAAAGAAAGTATTACCTCAATGGGTGCCATCTTTTGTAAAAAATATGATGATGGTATAGCCATTGTAAGAATAAGCGATTGCCATAGAAGCATTAAACTGTGGAATAACCTAAATGAAATAGGTGCAAAAGAAGAAATGCTAGAAAAATTAGAAACCCTAGAAAGAAATATAATAGAATTTAAAATCTTTATTAAAAATCAATAAAATAAAGTGGTACTTAAATCAATATACTAATGGCAACATATAAAAAAAGATTAGATAGACTAAAACCACGTTATCCAAATAACGAAGATGACAAACCAAAATTCGTTTGGTTAAAAAGTAATAAATTTAACCTACTAGTTGGTATTTTAATAGGTTTAATAATAGGTTTAATAATATAATATGGGAAATAAAACAAAAGCATATAGTAATTTAATAATTGGGTTGGTGGGATTCTTTATGCTAGGTGCATATGCAACTTCTCAATTCAAATTTGATGAACCCGTTGAAATATTTAGATGGTGTTTAACTGGTGGTTTCGCAGTTATCTTTATTGGTATGGCTATTAACCAATTTAAACAAACTAAATGACCAAAAAGAAAAATGATAGTGAATTAATTGAAACCACAATAGGTTTCGATACCGCAAAATTAGCCAACGAAAGAGGTTTCATATGTAAGAGTAGTATGTGTGATGAAATATACCTAGAAGATGGTACTAAACATTGGAATCTAGGTACACCACTTAAGGATTGGGATGCACCAGCACCAATAACATATCAAGCACCAACACAAGCTCTGCTACAAAGATGGCTTAGAGAAGAACATAATATCCACCTTAACCCAGATGTGGCAAACCTATACCCCAAAACTACATATCATAGTAGCATATATTATGAGGGATATAGAACGTGGGTGGAAAAAGAATATAATAGCTATGAAGGTGCATTCGAAAATGGACTCCAAGCTGCACTAAAATTTATGAAAACATGAAAGGAAAATATATACTGGTTTCAGAAGATGGTAAAGACTTCTATAAAGATAAAGATGATAAATTAATATTACTTGATGATTTAAGTTATGCATGTAATATGATGGGGATGCTTGAAGTAGATGGATATGTATGTGAAATCAAACATCACCACATAGAAAGTGAATTGAGTGGTAATGATAAAAATATTTGAGATGAACGTAGTTAAAAGAAGAATCAAGTCTTGGTGTAGATACTGGCATTATAATGTGACTGGTGTGTTGCGTGATAACGAAGGGCATTCAAACTACCTAAACGTTATATCTAACTTAGACGATTGGCACAATACAAATGCTTGGGGTATAGATGATGAAAATGACTTAGATGAAGCTTGGAAAATAGTGCTACAAAATATTGGTAAATGTAACGAAGAACAACTTAGTGTGTTAGAAAGGTTGTGCTCAACTAAAAATTAAAATAATGAGGAACATTAAATACCATAGCGAAAGAGAAGACCAAGTTGAAAAAGAAATTGATAACCTATTTACCATCGGTAAATGGATTAGGTCTTGTGAAACCCTTGAACAACTAAATACTATAGATGACTTCTTAAGTAACTATTGTAAACGAACTGGAAAATGGTATCACTCAGAATTATCAGCACTAAACTATCACCTGGGTATCATAGATGGATTCTATATGTCAATGGTGGATAAACTAAAACCTAAAGATGAAAAAACTACCTTGGAAATGGACAGTTGAAGAAGCTGTTGAATTTATAAAATAAATTTGGTAGTGTCAATTCTTTTAACTATATTTGTAATATGAAAACATTTGAAAACTTAACAATAGACGGATACGATGGAAAATATGACTTCGAGGTATATGATAACACAGAAATAATAAACATTGGGGATGAATTTATATTCTTCTTCGCTGGTATCGTGGATGTACAAGTTTGTATTGGTGAGAATATGAAAGAAGAAATAAACCCAAATGATAGAGTCTATGACCATACTAAAATTGACCTAACGACTGGCTTCTGGATGAAGTGCTATAAGATAAAGAATACTAACTTTGACCTAAGTAAAATACACTAGATATGATAACACTAATAATAATAATTCTAACATTTCTCGCAACCATATACTATGCTGTGATAATAGCAACCTTTATAATGGGTGACTATGAATCTAACGACACCCTAATAACACCCAAAGACTTTGCATTAGCATTAATACCATTCTACCATTGGATTTATTTAATAGTAAGAAGGTTTAAAGAACTTAACTCATGAATAAAGAAGAAATAAATGTAGAAAGGGGTTGGACTAAAATGATATTAAATTCTTTTTATGGTTTCCCACCAATTGTATTATCACCATTTGTGTTCTTCGATGAAAATAAAGCACTTCAAATTACTGAAGAAGGTAAAAAGAATTTAAGATTGATACAAAAAACACGTAAAAATGAACGATAAGAAAGAAGCAAGCGATGCTATAATTGATGGGATGATGTGGAAACTTAAAACACACGCACTACTCAAAGGCCTTAAAGCTGAAAAAATTGACGAGTTTATGACCAAGGCTACAGAAATTGATAACTATGAAAGCTATGGTGAAACATATTTTAACATTGTATTCAAAATCAAACAAGAACTAGATTGTGTGAGAGGATTCATTAGAAGTAAACACCTATCAAGTGAACTAAGTGAATGGATTGAAGTGTGGCTGGAAACTAGAAATGATATCTTTGAAGATGAAGAAGATGAAGACGTAAATGTAGATTCCGATGACTAATAAAAAACAATTTGAACCTTGTGATAAATGTGGAGAAGCATGTTACGGAACATGTAATACCCACTCTAACTTTATCGATAAAGACTTCCCGATATGAACAGAACAAACCAAGAGTGTAGAGACTTAATAGATGAAACCGTGGCTTACTATAGTGCTGATACAAGTAAACGTGGACTCTTAAATATTGGTGATGATATTATCGCATTCACCAATGGTAACTGTACATACTTTAATGATGATACGGGTAACATGTGTGCTGTGGGTAGATGTATGATTGCACCAGATAAACTTAATAGTATAGAAAGAACACATAGTGTTGATGTATTTGATAACCTAGACTCTTACCTTAAAGATGAATATAAAGGATATGATATGTTATTCTGGGGTAGATTACAATGGTTACATGATAATACCCAAAATTGGGATGAAAAATCTATTACCGAAGATGGAAAAGAGTGTGTAAAAATACTTAAAGCAAAATACCCCGTAGCAATTGAATTATGACCAACGAAAAACGAAAAGTGTTGTGAAGTAAAGTAGCAACACGCCCTTTTTTTAAATCAAATAATATGAAAACAAAATCAATAATAGCATTAGCAGTAGTAATTATACTATCAACAACCTCAACAC